CTTGGCCTCAAACTTGGATGGGCCTTTTACAAATGGAATACTGAAAAGTATTGGCAGGAAGAGGACAAGCTTTGGAATTCACTAGATGAAAAGAAAGAAAATACTGATAGGATCGCAAAGCTCTATGATGTTCCCGTTGATATGATTCATTCACAAGGAAACAATCATAAATCAAAAAACAAATAGTGGAGAATACAATGACCAAATTCAATCTTTACCCAACAAAAACAAGTGTATTGGTAGAAAATTTCCATGACACAATTTCGCTCACAATTGAGACAGCGGGATCAAGTCCTGAGCGGCACTACTTCGATACAGCAGAGGACGCTACAGAGTTTGCTGAGGCCATTCTGAGAAAGATTAGCGAGCATAGAGTGTCAAAGCACAAATAAGAATCGCCCATAACCATCTCTCAGATTATCCCCAGAATACATATAAAACAATAAGAAAGAAATAACATGATAAAAGAATATGGCATAAAAAAAGAAACTAAAATCGGCAAGCATAACCTCACACTAATGCACTCAGTAATCAAAAAACCTGATTCTCTGAGATCATTTGGCATTGAGTTCATTCGCTCAGACTCATTTATGCCTGACAGCAGAGATATAACGTCTTGGTTTTATACTATGAGTCTTGACCTGTGGAAGTATGTATTCAAGATTTCATTTAGAAAGAATAAATAAAACATAACGTAAATAAAGAATAAATCCAATTGTCAATCCAATTGTGAGGTGGTTCAAATAAAGAATGTGAGGTTGTTCACCTATCCACCCCCCTCCACATCCTCCCACTTTCTCCCGTGTATATAATAGGTGAAGAGTAAAGTATTCATACTTATAAGTAAAATATTCAATCTGAAAGGAATTATGACCGTATTATTTGTAGTTGTAGGTGCAGTGATGGTATTCTGTGCAGCTAAGGCATAAGTAAAGTATTTGTCCGATTTATACTTGACAAATGAAAAAAGTATGATAAAATCAAATATATTGTATTCTCTTATAAAATAAAAACCTTTATTTTGCAGGGAAAAGACTAGGATTATCCCTAGTGAAATATACTAATATATATAAAGTAAAATATTCCTCTTTATATAATGTAAAAAGTATCCGGGTAAACTACTGAAAAGTAAAGAAAACCCTGAATACATCACCTTTCTCTGTTTCCATTTTATAGGCTTTTTGCTAAACCTTTACTTTTTGTATTGGTTTTGTTGCTATATTGAAGGGTGGGAGGGCGGAACAAAGACTATCCATTGCATTGGTAAATCCTTTACTAAACCTTTACTTGACTTCATATGGGTCCATCTGTATAGTTGTTCTTGTTGATGGAGCTAGCCCATCGGCCATGTAGTCAGACCGGCGACGGTCGGTTAGAGGACTAACGAGAGTCGGTAGCAATCTCGTAAAACAAACCGTGAAGAGATGCCACGCTAACATAGGTGCGAGTGCAGTGGATAGACGACTATACAGCTATCATGGGTTCGGAACTCAAGGTAGAGAGTGTCCAAGAAATAGATAATAAACAATCTAGTAGCTACGGGCCGGGAGAGGAATTTCACAGTTCCCCAATCCCGGCCCTTTCTTTACCTAAGTTTTACTTTTGATATAAAGTATTTGGATATAATGCAGGGAGGGCGGGCGGACAGAGAGGGAATCAAAGTTTTACCTGTTCTTTACTATTGGTTTGCTAGGATGCGCTTATGACTATTCACAAAAAGAAATACTCAGAGCAGGATATAATTGACGCTTTGCGTAAATGCGCAAAGGATTTGAATGATCCAAAATTTGGCATAAAAAAATATGTCGAATGGAGGCGTGAACAAAAAGGCAGCTATCCTAGCGGGCCTCTAATTGCCAATAGAAGGTCATTCTCAGACACAAAGAAATACGGTTGGACTAGTTGGAAAATAGCTGCCGGTTTGCCCTGCTCTGAACAACCTAAAGGTTTTGGAGAACAAACGATTGACGATACGACAATATGTCGCGCAATCGCCCGTATCGAAAGTAAGGTTGGTAGTTTCCCAACTATGGGAGAATACAATCAACTGAAAACAAATAATGACCCGTCAGATAAAACACTTATCGCACGATACAAGTCATGGACGCAAGCTCGCGGATTTTATCTTTTATGGAAGAAGGAGAATTCGACTACCAAATGGTATGTAGATATTACCGTTGAATAGTTTTACTTAGTCTTTACCTAAGACCTGCTACGATGTGTTCATCAACCAATCGAAGGAGATGTAATGAGCATTACTAAGCTGATTCCTTGCGAAGACTGTGGCGAGGATGTTCTAGTTACAGGCAACGTAATGGATGACTTTGATGGATGGGTATGTAACGATTGTGACAAGAAGAACAACCCAGAAGATTACGAAGATTAGCAAAGTCTTTACCTAAGATCTGCTAGAGTGTGAAACACAGTAAATCAACCCGGAGGTAATCAAATGACTGATTTTGATAAACTTATCAACTCGCTTGAATGGAATACAGTTGGCGAGCTAATGACTTGGGCTAACAGTCGCGGCATGGATGTAGGTGAAGATGGCGAAGGCGGCCTGCTTATCTACACTAACCTTGCTGCTGACGAGCATGAGTCACTCATTCCAGTTGAGATGATCGCAGAGTAGGTTTTACTCTCTCTTTACTTAGCACCTGCTAAGGTAGTAACCACAGTAAATCAACCGAAGGAGAATCACATGAAGTTCTTCAACCGTCGTAACAAGATCGAAGCAGCACCTAAGTCTTTCTATGAGCTTGCTCAGGAAGCAGAGGCGCACGAAGATTGCCTCATTCTGGTAGCGGTGCCTAAGACACCGTTCACGCCAGATGAGTCAGAGATCAACGAAGATGATCTGGGCCGCGTGATCTATGAGGCGATTGGCGATTACTTTGCCAACCTCCAGACTCAGAACCCCGATCAGATCGAGATTTGGGAGCTTCAGGACGAGACCGCATAAAGTTTGCCGTTTGGTTGAGCGGCACGGAGGGGGCTGAAATGCCCCCTCCATTCCTTTACCCGCTCTTTACCAAGCGGTCGCTATAATGATGGGTGGGCGGGAGGACAAAGCAGTAAAAACATTGAGAAAGTTTTACCAAACCTTTGCTTCCAATATCAAATCATTTGATACAGTGTGTAACACAAGGCAATCAACCAACAAGGAGAAATCCAATGCCAGAGACTAAGACAACCAAGACCACCAAGCACCACCGCACAATCTTCGGTGAGGCCAACGCCGCCACTGTAATGGCAGCAATCAAGGCGCAGAAGGGCCAAGCAACGGCCATGAGCCTTGAGGTTGCCCCGTCATTCATGACGCGGATGCAGAAGGCCGGTCTGGTCAAGATCACGGGCAAGGTCAAGAGCGAGAAGCGTGGTCGCCCCGCTCACTACTACGGCCTGACAGACAAGGGCCGCAGGTTCGCAGCAAAAGCGTAGCAAGCAAGAGCGGAGGGGGTGCCAATCGCCCCCTCCAATCTTTTGCCATATCTTTACTTTGCCGCCGCCGTTTGGCGATACAATGACAGGGTGGGCGGGACGGATCAGACAAATACATCTTTACCTTTCCTTTACAATCTACCTGATAAGGTGTAGACCATGACAATAGATGAACTTAGACAAATCGTTAGAGATGCAGCATTTGAGTATAGGCGCATTGAGCGCAACATTCATATGCTTGAAGCAGCGGGCGAGGATGCCACAGCAGAGCGTCAGAAGCTCGCAGAGACCGCAGAGCGCATGAAGGCCGCTAATAGGCAGATGTTTGCCCTAATGGAATCTGATCCAGAGGCCGCCGCCGTAGATGCACAGACACAAGCAGAGCAGCGCGGTCGCCGTGAAACAGATGATCCGTATGGTCAGACTCGCGGTTGGGGATCATAAAGCTTTACCTTTCTTTTACCTAGCAGGTGCTAGGATGGTTACATCAACCAAATGAAGGAGACAGCATGACCCGCAAGCACTTCCGTATTCTGGCAGACGCACTAGGCCGCGATATGTGGGATCCATCAACCACTAGGCCATTCACTGAGGATGAGGTCAGAGAGCGTTACGGATATACGATACAGGCCATGTACGAATGCAATCCGATGTTCAATGGTCAGAAGTTTGTAGATGCGATCCTTGAAATCGTAAACAAGCATCAGAATATCCTGAACGAAGTATAGAGATCATAGGGGCAAAGGGTAAAACCTTTGCCCTTTCTTTACTCATTGCCTGCTAAGATGATTCCATCAACCAATAGGAGGAACGGCCAAATGCCAAAGACCAAGATCATCCACGACCCGACAACACTCATCAACAACATCATGGACATGGTTCACGATGCACAACAGGAAGCATGGGCGTTGGTTCATAGCCTTGACGAGACAGACTACATCAAGAACGAAGCTATCTCATCCCTGCACGACCGGCGCAGGGATGCAGTAGACGCAGCAGATGACCTACTGCGAGATGCACTGACGCAACTCAACGTAGCATTCAACCTCAGCGTGAACATCGACAATAAGTAAAGAGATAGTAAAGGGGCAGGGCATACTAACCCTGCCCCCACTATCATACCAATAGTAAAGGTATGGTAAAGCCTGAGGATCTTTAGGAGTCCCTATTGTAGCTTGGGATAGGGTAACCCGCAGTCTTCTTTTTATCCCCCTAGGCGGGGGATTTTGTATATTTTAGCTAATTCGGTCAGAACTAAAGCTTAATGCGCTAACCTTTAGTTTGTTGGGTCCCTTTTTGCGTTTGCACAGAATCGTAAACTTTTGAAAAAATAATATAAATTTTTTCCTATAGGCTATTTGCAAGATGTAAATTAGGGTCCCCTTTCGCCACGCATTAGCGGGTCCCTTTTAGGGTCCCATAAATAAAAATAAAAAAGGGTCCCATAAAGGGACCCTTAGAATAAAAAGATTGGTTAGAGGTTAGTAGTTGTTTCGCCAGTAGTACATTACAATGTCTTCTGGGTGCTCGTACTGATCTTCATCCCACGCATCTTCTGCTTTATCTAATAAAGCTTGGCAAGCTTCTCCAAAACGGCCACCGTCTGCCTCTGCTGCTTCCATTGCCATGCTTTCCCACTTTTGACGAAAAGCATCGCCATCAAAAGATAAAAGCTTGAACGACTTGTTTTTGAGTGACTCATGCGAACTATGGTATTTCATACAAATTATCTACACGATTCCTCCAGTTAATTAACATGGAAAAGAAAAAAGCATCTTACGAGGCTAAGTTCAAGAAGTACAAGCAGGGTCTGCGCGATAAAGGCGTTTCTAAAAAACACAAGCCGTAATTCGCCCAATCTTGCCCGCCTGCGGAGCAGGCTTTTTAGATTGCCTTCTACGGGCCTCTGATGACGCCTATGCCATTGTAGCCCTTCTTAAAGCTCCATATGTTGCCGTATTCCGTTCGGTCTACCCTTTCCTTCAGAATTACCCCTACATGCTTTCGGTCTTTCCTTCGGACATATATTGTTCGATTCGCAACTGGATGCCATCCCTTCGGCTCAAATGGAACCTCAATGAACCACTTGCCTTGCCTTCGGACAAACCTAGCTCCGGAATCTTGCTTGAGTGTATTATTCATGGCCGCAGTATAGCACAACCATCACCACTTGTATTTAATAATTAAATACATTGATAAATCAAAACTGAAATCGCCTATGTTTGCGCGAGAGGGTGTATTTTTTCAAACAACGAAGGGTAATTAGTATGAGTTATAAACTTGATGAAACTCTTGATTCTGTTCTTAGAGATCAAATGATTGCCGGAGGGGTACCTGAAAGTGAGGTTGCTCCAAGCATTAAAGATATAGAGGAAGCTATGGATAAGCGACTTAAAAACAGCAATTTTGGCAACGAAGAGTTCACTGACGAAGATTACGCTAGCGTCAAGCCTGAACTAAACAATAAACTGCGCGAGTTAATTAAGCATATGCGAGACGCAGGCGTTCCGCATCAGGAGATCATGAATCAGGTGCAAGAGATTATTGAGTCCTCTATTGCCGCAAATAAGCACATGGCTTATAGCGAAGGCGGCAATTGGTTTACCGGCAAGGGTAATTGGTGCGAGGACTGCGTAAATGCTGGCAAGGCTCCATGGGGTCTTCGTCCTGTGCAAAAACCACTGCCTGAAAATGTTCAGATTGCTTGTCGTGGATGCAATAATCAAGAGGGCGCACTTAATCGTGACTTTGGCCGCAACCTTATTCAAAAGCGCGGTCCTAAGCGCAGGAGCAGCGACCTGTCAGTTTATCGCTCTAGCGTTCCTGATGAGCATCTTGGCTGGCATCAGTCTAATGATAATCTTGGAAGCTCTTATTACACTCTTAGACTTACTGGAGAGCAGCTTTCTAACATTACCGGCGCTTTAAGGGTTTTCCTAAATCAAATTGGGGAAAGCAATCCTCAGGGCGCTCAAATTTTAGAGGCCTTAGAAGCACTTAAAACAGCAGAATATGATGCAGCCGGATCAGGGCTAGATGATATTCCAACAATGCCTGAATATTAATGCGACACTTTTCTTTATTTGACGGCTCCGATGATGAGCCTATTCGCAAAAAGGCAGATAGTGAGAAAGAGAATACTTACTACACTATTGATTTTGAAAACCGCGAAGGGCTTATGGGTCTTTTGTCCATCATTCAGTTTGCTTCTATTCTGCTAGGCGTCGATCAAGAGAAGCTTAATCCTTTAACAGATTACATTGCTAACGCTATTTCTAGCGATAATAATACAATTAGATTAAATGCAGAAGAGCTTGATACGCTCATTAACGCTTATAATAAAACTTGGGATCTTTACGAAGAAATTGGCGAAAAAGAATTTATCAATCAGTGGGGATCCATTGTTGATGAAAGCGGATCAGGCCTAGATGATATGGCAATTGCAGGAGATGCTATGTTTGATGCTAAGCCAGAGCCAAGTTCTATGGCTGATCTTGAAAACATTCCTACTATGGAAAAGAATCCAGAGGATCTTGCAGAGGGAGAGAACCCAATGGGCAGTCAGGCCGAAGATATATTTGGCGAAGTGCCAGAGCTATCTGAAGCCCCTGAATATAATCCTGAAGGTGAATCTCGCCCTCCCCTTTTTGAAGGCTGGCAGTTTGAGCAGAATCCTGCTTTAGACGAACAAGAAGATGTTCCTCATTCAATTCCTCCCGCTACCCCAGCAGGTCAGGCAAATATGCTGCAAAAGCATTTTGATATTCCGGCTGTAGAGCATCCACTTGGCCCAGACGAAGGTTTTGATCCTCGTAAAGCATCTGAAGAAAAATCACCAGAATTTTATACATCTGGCAGTTTTGTTAAGGGTCCAGATGGTAAGTGGCTTGTAGCAATTAATCCATCTGGCGGTCAGCGCGAGCCTATGCCCGGTGATTGGGCTGAAATTGTTCAAAGGACTAAGAGTTTTAATCGTCCTGTACCTCTTACTCTTGTAGAGGATATGGGCGGCGCTTGGTCATTTAAAAATGGGCATCATCCAAGCATTTAAAAGCCGCAAGTGCGGAATTAAATATGCGTCTGCTTATGCTGCCGCTTATGAAGCATTTAATCATATTGGCAGATGGGATTTTTTCAAATGCCGCAAATGCAAAGCTTGGCATATTAAGCAGAAATAAATAAGGGCCGCATATAGCGGCCCTTATCATTTGTTATCTTGTATTGCTTAGTATACTGGACGAACGTCAACGATACTAAACGAAGTACCTGATGCAGGTGCAATAACAACGCCAACAGGAATTTGATCCTTAGTAAGATCTGCAAACCTAATTCCTGCCAATCCGGTTGTACCAGCAGCGGCGGTACCATTCAAAAGGCCATAGAAAGGAACATTTGGATCTGAAATGTCAAGATACATAAGATCGTTTCTAAGGTTAGAGGTACCAGCAACAGGAATAGCAATAGATGCGGTTCCTGATTGAGAGCTAGTAGAAGCGGGGCTTCCTGTGCCAGCAATGGTGAACGACGTATTAGTTCTAGCGGTAATAAGACCAGTAGTGTTATATGTTGTTGTACCAGTGATGCCAGTAATTGTTACATTTTGACCAACAACAAAGTTGTTAGTGGCAGTGTAAGTCCAAGCAGTTGAAGTACTTGAGGTTGCCGTAACCGATGCAGTTGGCAATGCACTCGCAGAAGCAACTGGGTAAAGAACCTGATTGTCTGCATTACGAATCTCGCCAGCGCTAGCAGTCAGAGGCTGATTGGAACTTGCAAAAGAACCAAGGCCGGGCTTAAGGCCAGTATTAACCTGAAGGTCAGAGTTTGCACTAGTAATAGAACCAGTAACATAAATTGCTCCAATTGACGAGTGATAAGCAAGCTCCTTAGCGGATACGGGATCGTTCAAATCAACGTAAACGTTATTTACCGACCTAACAACCTGCTTACCAATACGAACATTTTGCGAACGGTTAAACGCACGGACTGGAAGGTAATCAGCAGTGTCACGAACATCAATACGCCTGCTAATTGCTAAATCAGAAACGGCAATGGTAGCAAGTGGAAATTGAGTTGCCGAAGCAATAGTAGGGGTAATAGCAGTAGCGGCTGCAAGAACGGCTGTACCAGTAATAACCTTAAATGTTGACGAACTTGTATCGTAAACAACAAGGTCGATGCGCTTGTAACCAGTAGCTGCAAGAGCAAGGGGGGTTGAGGATGAACCCGTGCCCGTTACCGAAGCGCCTACGACAGAAACGTAAGCACTATTAGCATAAGTTGTAACGCCAACGGTGCGATTTCTGTATACACCAGAAGATACCGTTACTGTATCATACGCGGCAGTTGTAGTAGACTGAGTAACTTCTAAACCACCCATAATGTCATAAGCTGTATTTGCTTGAGGCATTTAATATATTTCCTTTAATTTATGCCATTGGCCTGCCAGAGCAATCCCCGGACGGTTGTTCCAATGCGCTATTTGTATAAATTAACTATGCTAAGTCAGTTAAAATATAGCTTAGTCATCAAGCCCAAACGCAGTTCGAAGTTCTTGCCAAAGTTTTCTGTTTTCTTCCGCATTGTTAGCGTAATAATCATCGCCAGTAGCAGCACTAAGCTTTGAAAGCCTATGTGCATTATTTGCAAGGGCGTCTAGAATCTTTGCCTGAGCCGCTGGTTTAGACAGGATCTCTCCGCAAACACAAGTGCATTGCGCATTATTTGCAGGTTTTATAAGTTCTGCAAATCCTTCTAATTCAGAAGGATCAATTTCTCTAATTTTCATTAATTCTCCTTTGTTAGGGGGCAATAAACCCATGTGTTTCAAATGCCTTCGCAGTATGCGGCATGGCATCTTTCCAAAGTTTATATATCGCTTCGGCGTATTTTCTAATCTCATACATTGCGTGAGATGACATACGAAGCTCCAAGAAGCTCATAAGACTTCTTGCATTACAACTGAAATAAAACTCTGTGTATGTATTAAGCGGCAATACGATCCTCGCTTGCTCTTTTGCAATGCCAGAGTCTAGCAGATCGTTATAGTATTTAAAAGCATTCTTTGAGTGCATCATTACAGCAGTTCTAAGCTGCTCTGTTTGCGCATCATCGCCATCTTCAAATACATATGCTCCGGGGCGACCTTCTTGAATACGAGCTTCTTCTGGCACATAAAAATCTGGCCTTAGTTCGCTGTAGCGCCCCGACTCCTCATTGTATGAAAATCCAATGCGATGACGCTGCCATTCACGAACAACAAAGATCGGTGCGCGTACATGAAACTTGAAGTAATTGTGTTCAAATGGGCTGCCATGCTTTTCCCTAAGCAGAAAGCTAAGCACCCGCTTTTCATCCTCGCCAAATCCATCTGACTGCTTGGCAAACGACACCTTAGCGGCATTAACTACACTTAGGTCTGAACCACTGTGATTTTCTAGATCAACCCACCCATGCGGGGGAAATACCTTGATCATGATTCGCTCTTCATAATCTCATGCTTAATGCTGTGAATCTCTGCCATTACTACCTCATCACCCTTGTCCTGAGCGCCCTTGTAAGCCTTTGTAAGAGCCTCAACGATATTCTCAATGCCGTCTATTAGCTCATCGTCATATGGGGTTACAATCCGCGCAGCATTGATGTCAGAGCAAATTGATAGAACTACCTTGTTGGACCTAGATACGGCAGAAAAACAAAGTCCACGATTTTTTATATAATTAATAAAACGTCTGAACATAATGTCCCTTTCTAATTGACAGTCATTGTAGTTTAGCAGATCCTATCGAACGACTCAATCCCCGCCCTTAATTTACATGAGCATTTGGAATTTTAGCCACAAGCCGGACTCCGATTGGGGAGAAGACGATTCATCCGGCAAGGCCGTTCAGCCCGACCATTATCCTAACGTAGCCCGCCCCGGCGGAGGATACCCTGAAGGCAAGGGCAAGGAATCTGACACTCCTTGCAAAACTTGCAATCAGAATAATCTTGTTGATGGCCGCTGTCCTCTTTGTGATTGGCCTAATAGTGTATCAGAGCCTATTAAAAACTTCCCCCTTGATCCGTTTAGGGATGATAAAGCTGGGATTAGGGCCGGATCTTGGAAGTTTGGAGGAGGGCGGCCTCCAATTTCTATTGAACAATGGAATAAAAATGAAAAGTATACAACTCAAAATTTAAAGTTGATAGATTTTATACCCGTTAAAGGAAAATCTCCCGCTGATGGACCGGGTATGGCTCACTGCGACAACTGCGACGAAGATGTAATAATTAAACATGTTAGAAGACCATCATGCCCCAACTGTCAAGATCAAACGAAATCAGTTGAAGAATGGAATAAAGATAAAAGGTATGAAACTGAAAATTTAAAATTAATAAAATTCGTGACTGCGGAGGGCAAATCTCCTGCTCAATCAAAAGGTATGGCTCACTGCGACAACTGCGACGAAGATGTAGAGATCGCAAAGGTGAGTAATCCAAAATGTCCTAATTGTAATCGTTTAGAAAGAACGGTTGACGAGTGGAATAAAAAACAAATTTACAATGATCGCAATTTAAAATTAAAAGAAATTATTCCAGTTGAGGGGCGTCAACCGGCCAATTCAAAAGGTATAGCTCATTGCGATAATTGCAATAAAGATGTAGAAATTGCAACGGTAAGAGAACCAAGTTGTCCTAATTGTAAAGAGCAAAATCTTACAAAAACGCAAGTTTTAAAAATTAAAACGCGCCTTCTTAGGTCTTTAAGAACCATTGTTAAAGAAAATCAAAAAAGAAAAGTTGACGGCGTAAATTCTAAGCCGTGGAATATTCAATATTGGTTAGAGCAGGCTGGCCTTGATTATAATAATAAATATCATAGGTCGGTTATGCGTAACGTAATGAACGAATTGGCTAAACAAAAGCAAATTCACGAAGATCAATTAGAAGGAGGCTGGAACCCCGAATGGACTTATCAAACAAGCGGTTACAAACCAAATGAACCCGGCTACCTTTATATTTTTCAATATAATTCAACTATTGTGATTGGCATCACCAATAATTGGGAAAGAAGGCAGGAAGAATATGAGGGCGGAATACATGAAAAAACAAATGTGCGTAATAAAAATTACATTTTAGACCCTACTGATTTTTCAGATACAGATATACAATTTTATAATCAAGGATTAGGCAATTTATTAATTCCTTCAAATGAAGAACTTCAAAGTAGAGGATTGGAATTCCTTAAAGAAAACCCTGACAAGTTTATGATTCAAATTCCAAGAAATTTGCGCTGGCAGACAGATGATAGGGAAAAATCTTTAAAAAGCGTACCAAGATACAGGCAAAGAGGAATAAGGCGCGACAAACGAGAACTAATCAATAAAGAAGGTCGGGCAATTTATTCAAGTGGGTATAAATATGTAAATATTGCTGAAAACGCTCACGTTTTTGGACCGATGGATGGATACATAGCTCAAAATATTGAAAATGCAATCATGCAATGGTGGGCGTCATTAAATATTACGCCAACTTTAGACGCTCAAACTTATACAGAAACTATTCAAGCGTCAGCGGATCCCTCTCATGCCACTGTTAATGGAATGGATATTGGTTCAGATTTGACTCTTGATCTGCACCTATTTTTAATTCAACAAATGCTTGAAAATGGAGGCCATTTAACTCAATTAAATGAAGTTATTTCTCCAGAGGATCAACAACGGTTAATTGAATTTTTTGACAATGATCCTAATAAAATTAATGCTGCTTTTGGAATGACATGGGATTCAGAGCAAGATAAGTATGTCTACGGCAGCAATTTTGGAGCCGCTCTTGGAATTAGCGAACCTTATATTCCAGCTTCCAATTGGTCATTTAATGAAGCTCAAGAGCCAGAAGAGCAAATTCAAGACATTGAAACCCAAAGAGCTATGCAATTACGGGAAGATCAGCAAAAAGCTTTAAATGCTCCTCAATTAAGTCCAAAATTTTATGGTGATCAAAAATTTCAAGAAGAACTAGCAAAGCACCCTGAATGGGCAGAAACTCCTTTGCCAAGTGTTCAAATTCCGCAGGATCAAACAGGATTATCAAATGGCGATGAAGGAATTTATCCTAATCAGCCATATATGGATCCAATTAATAAAGACATAAGAATGATTGATGAAAATAATTATCAATGGGTTGTTTACAACAATCAATGGCAGCGAGTTGCCAAAACATCAGATTATCAAGGCTCAACCAATTGGGAAACTTGGAATACCAAAGTAATGATGGATAATGATTATGGACCTTATACGCAATCAAGGGAAATGGTTAAGAATTTTGTCCCTGTTAATGAATTTGCTATTTGGGCAACACAAACAGTCATTGCCCCTCATAATAAGCAGGCTTTAGAAAACGCTCAAGAATGGAATGATATTCCTTATGATGAGCGCCCAACAGGACGGGAGCATATGAGCGAAGGCGCTCAAGCTCTTACTGAAGGTTTTGATGAAATCTTTGGCATGGATCCAAAGGCAGATGAAACAGCGAGCATCATTGATGAATCTAAAGTCAATTGGAATGAAATTTATAATTCAATTGTAGATGAGATCAAGGAATCAGAAAAGTACGCTCATGAAGACGGCGAGCATAATCTTCTCATCACTGATTATATGACAGAGTATTCCGCTTCCGAATTAGCAGAGCTACAAGCTGAATCTTACCCTTGGTGCCCAATATGTAATGTAGACCGCCCAGATGAACCGGGCGACCTTACAATTCCTTCTGATTGGACTCAGTAACCTTCTTTAGTAGGCCAAAAGTATGGTAGCTCTGGCAAATTAGTCCAGAACTGATCATACCAAGATGGTTCCTTATGGTAGAGGTTAGAGCGGTGCGATTCATGCACACGCTCATCACCCCACCATGCTGGAAGCTTGTCATCTGCACCAAATGCTGCAATGCGACCCTCAAGGTCAGTATTGTCAGCACCATCGCGCAAGCGCCACTCACGACACATGGCAAGACTGTATGAAACTAGTCCGCCAACATAACCACGCCACATATGAACTGCGGGATGTGACTGCCAGCCATAAGTGTCATCAGTAATAGCGCGTAGGATTTGAAATGACTCAATGCGCTGCTTATTAAGTCGCTTATTATCAAGCGTCATAGCAGTAAGCTCAAAATCATCATATGGTACAAATGTTTGCATTATCAGCCTTCTGTTGGAGGTACAATCATCTCAAGCGTAGCAGATTGCACTAGATGACCAGCAAGCATCTCTGCATCAGACTTCTTGACACCCTTGCCCTGATATACAGGCCGTCCGTCCTCGCCAATGACAAGCCAACGGCTGCCATCATCCTTGGGACCCTTATCTTTAAATGCAACATTCTTCTTTTTCATTTAAATCGCTCCTTTATTATATGGAGTGCTTTGTAGCACACGGTCAGTATACACACTTTTGATCGATTTGCAAACCAAATAACTATCTGCTACATTATACGCACTCAGTTGAGTACAAACTAACAAAGAAAAGAGAAATATAGTGTTCGATTCAACTATTGAATTGGTAGGAGCTAGCGTTGGCAATGTTGACGTAGAAGCTGGCAAGGAAGGCGTTCTTGAGCTTGTTTTTGTTGCCGGAATGACGTTCCCAATTCAGGGTCCAGATGGTAACCCCCTGCGCGTACCCAGTGGCAGCTACCGTTTCCAGCTTACTCGTAGTCAGGCTCTGGAGTTTTTCCAGAAGGCTACTGATGCAGCTAACGAGCTTCCAGAAGGCTCTAACATCGTTGTCCCTACAAGTCAGGACGAGGTTGACAAGGTTGCTAAGACTATTGAGGAGATCAAGAAGTAATGGATAACGAAATCCGATCAATCCTAAGGTCGCTTGAGCTTCAGAATGAGGCTAAGGCTCAGGATCTTTCAATCGCCTATCAGCGCATTGCTAATCTTGAGCAGCAGGTAGCCGATCTATCTGATCCCAATAGCGGATCGGTAGACGTTTCTACTGAAACTCAGGTTGACTTTATTCGCCGGGTTGCGGAGGCTAGGACTAAGTTTTCTAAGGAGGCTCAAGACATCGTAGATGCTATTGATAATCCTCCTGCTCCAACTCCAGACCCAGCGCCAGTTGCGCCGGTTGATCCAAATGCCCAAGCATCCTCCTAAGTCAATTAAAATTGTTAATTGTGGAGATTGCGGACTAAAAATTAGAGATGGCGTTGCCGTTTGTCAAAATTGCGGTTCAAAAGACTTTCACAGTTACAAATACGTATTAGAATCACAACTAATAGCGAGTTAATATGTCTAATGGCAAGTTTTGTTGTCTAGAGTGCGGCGAGGATTTAACGCCGCACTCTAATGAAGTTTATTCAAGTAAAAAGTATGATTATGTTCTTACTACTCATAAGTACTATTACAAGTGCGAATCATGTGGTAAGATGTTTGATGAAGTAATTAATTCAACAGGTCTTCGTCATCTTGCTCTTGCTAATTATGAAAAGGCTGAAAAGCTAGCAAATAATTAGTATGAAGGAAATTCCTGAACAGCACAAGATTTACCATCATTGGGCCTATGATCCTTATATGGATGAGGCTTATATTGATGGCAATCAAGAATGCGATCAACAAGGTTATGTTTATCGTATTGATGGAGGATGGAGACTGACAGATAAGGATCATGATGCTGTTGATGATCCCTATTTGGTTCGTAAAGTAATGGATGCCCTTAGGGGCGATGATTCGGAGCCAATTGCCCCGGATGATTTTAATTTTAATCAGCTACACTATGGGCAACCCGTGCCCATGGAAGGAATGTAATGTCAAAGTTAGGTAAGAAGATTAATGAGTTGGCCGCAGAAGTTTGCGAGATTTCAGATGAGAAGGGCTTTTGGCATATTGAGGATATTAGTCCTTTTGCCATTGTTCCAGTTAAGCTTGCCCTTATTGGGGACGAAGTGAGCGAGGCCCTTAAGGTTCATCGTGAGGAATATGAAGGCATTGAAGGGCCAAACTTTAATTACATGACTGCACAGCAAGAGCAGGATTTTACAGAGGAGCTTGCGGATATTGTTATTCGTACTCTTGATCTTGCTGGTGGTCTTGGCCTTGATATTGGTAATTCAATTACCGAAAAGATTAAGAAAAACAAAAAGCGCCCGCATAGGCACGGTAAGAGGTACTAATGTGGGAAGACATCAAATTTATTGATGTTACTTCCGCCTTTGTTGGGATTACTACGCCCCTGCCTGAGATTCTGAATGAGATTCAGAATCTTGGGTGGGAGGTAGATAATACTTCCGATTATAAAAAAGATGGCTATAAGGTCAAAGCTACTAGTGTTCATGGCGAAAAGCTAGAAGCTACTGGCAACACTCAGCAGACAGCCGCTGGCAACCTTCTGCATATGATTCAGCGCCTTCATAGCTTTCGTATGCCCATGAACGCAAGAGCGGCAGCTTGGCACGATTCATACATTGATCTTCAAGAAGCCATTGCGCATGAATACGCTGACGCTAAAATGTATGACAAGAAAGCAGCTTCTGCTTGGACTGAACTTGCAGAGGATTGTCGTCGTCGTGTAGAGATCATTCAAGGCGAGATTGAGATTGAAATTACTGATGATCCACTTCCTTATAAAACTTTTTCAGAGATGGCCGAAGATATTACTCAAAAGGGTCATTTCACTGTTTCAAGGGCCAATGCTTCTCATCCCCTTTGGAGCATTAACCAAGTTATAGATTTTCGTATTGCTCATGACATTCTAGGTCACGGTGCCTCTGGCGGCGATTGGTCTTGGTTTGGTATTAACAGGGCATTTCAAGCACACGCCCCACTACTGACTTATACTGCTCAAAAGGCATTGTTTACTGAAGTCATTGGTCAGGGTGCATTTAATTCTTATTACGGATCTTACTCTCAGCAGAAGATTGCATTCCTAAAGATTTTTGACAACCCTGAAGCACCTGAGCCTTATCATCATCCGGTTCATCCTTCACAAACCATTGTCCCCGGCCCTATGGCTAAAATTCCTAATGATGCAAACTTTGATAAACGTTCATCATTTGATAATTTAATTGATCCAAATGACGGTTATGAAACTGGCATTATTCCAGCAGAGAATAATGCTTATAATTGGCATCGCATTCGTAATGCCGATGGTGAAATGGTTGATCCACTTAATGCTCGCGGTCTCACTGATATGACCAACGGCATTAAATCTAATTGGCATGAATTAGATGATGCAAGCCGTGAGCAAGCTGTTAGTAATGCTTTTGCTAATGTATTTTTGAAACCCGGTAAGCATGAGCGTGGTCATGGTCAGCACTATCAGGCAATTCATCATCTTCCCGGCTCAGTAGACGACCCTGCTCGCATTTGGAATGCTCTCACACACGCCCGCGATACACACAATAATGCTCGCGGCTACTTGCAGGCAAATAAAGAACTTGATCCTTATATGATGCCATTTAAGCGTCATATTCAAAACATTGGTGGCGGACTAAGGCATAATCAAATTAGCGATTTAGCAGATTACCATCTTTTAAATATGAAGGCAGAAGAAGAGCGCGAAGCTAAAAAGAAGCTTGGCGAAGATGCTACTTCAGATGACATTCATCGTGAGGCAACTAAGCGCCTTATCAAAAGACTTAAGCGCATGACTAATGCCAAGGTCAATCAGGATTATGATTTTGGTAATGAAAAGATGTTTTTTGAATCTAAGCATCCTGATTCAGCCATCTATTCTCCGCCGCTTGCTCATCAGGTAAAACCAATCGCTGACATTGGCAAGAACATTAAAGACATCGTTCAAATTGCACTTGAGGATATTAGTCAGGGCGGCAGAGGTCATCACTTTAGATCTTCATTCATGAAACAATTTTTTACTGATGACATGGAGCCAAATCAAGTTGACGAAGCTTGGTTTTTCCTTGCGCCTCATACAAGCCAACTTGGGTCAATTAACTCAGACGTTCTAAAGGCTCTTGGGCATAAAAAAGATGATATGGGAATAAGGGATTACTTTAAGGCTGAACGTCAATTACAGGGCGCCAGAGATGCCTCTGGATATGGACACCTTCCTCTTGGTCAGTTTTCTAGAGGGCTGAAAAATCTTATGAGGCACATGCCCGGTCATCATCCTTCAAAAGATCACCTGCACGTTCTCCTTCCCGTTCCTCATGACGGCATTGATTGGGATAATCGATCAAAGAAATCAGAGAAACCAATTATTCCAAGTTGGTTTAATGACACTAAAGATGTGCGCAAGCAAATTGGCAAGCAATGGGATAGACTTGAGGGTGTATCTAATCCTAAGGACGCTATTCCTTTTAGAAAGAAAGCCGATGCTGCATTCTCTAGTATGCTAATGCCTTTTTATCATCATCCTGATACTAAGAACAAGGTTGTTGGTCGTCCCGGTCAAAGGCATATGCAACATCTTATTGAATCTTTGGCACTTGGGGACGGCCCGCTTAACACACCAGAGATTTGGGCATTGAATCCAGAAGTAGGAAGGGAGGCAGCTAATTAATGAATATTGATTTAGATATTGAAGATATTATCATTGAGCCTGAAGATATCGGGCTGTAGTTTATAGCTTTAACGAACTGTAATTATTACCATGACCGTTATTCCTGATAAGCACACTTTTACTATTTGGAAAGGTGCTACATTCTTTGAAGTTTTGACATTGTATGAAACAATAGATCGAACTCAACCTCGCAATCTTACTGGATACACTGCCGAAATGATCATTAGGCAAAAACCTAATGATGATACAAATATATATTTAACTTTGGCAACTGGCAATAATCCAAATCCATCTGACGATGGATGTAGCATTGAATTACCTGTTGACTCTAGTAGCACCGGACAAATAAAGCTTAAAATTGAGGCTAATTTTACTAAAATCATTAATTGGAAGACCGCAGTATATGATTTAACAATCACTGACGCTAGTGGAGTTACCGACGCCCTACTTTATGGAGGGATTAAGGTTAATGGCGTATGAACCTAGAGGTAGACGGCACTAAAAAGATTCTCCTTGTTGAAGAGTCGCAAGGACTGTCTCTGCATACTGACGGTCAGAAAACCGCAGTAGCAATTAGCGGAACTACCGCTATTTCTTGGGTTGCTGGCGTTACTCCTCCAATCATTAACTCTGGAACTGCGACTAATCCGGTTTTAGGAATTACAGTTGGTCCAAATGGCGTTGCCGCTTACAACGACTCTAGAATTGCCGGAGCCTTACAAACTAATTTAAATTTATCAGACATTGTTTCTGTTCCAGAGGCCAAATTAAATTTAAATATTAATAATGTAAATAATACGTCGGATGTAGATAAACCTATTTCTACAGCAACTCAGGCGGTTTTAAATCAAAAGTTAGACACAACTACTGCTGCGTCAACCTATGTTCCTCTCTCAGACTCAAGGCTGACTAATCAAAGAGTACCAACTGACGGATCCGTTACAAGTGCAAAGATAGTTTCCGGCGGACTTCCTACTTCTGCAATTACTGGAACGGCGGTAATAACCTCTGATTCTAGACTTTCAAACTCTCGGACGCCTACTGCCCATAAATCTACTCATGCAACAGGCGGAGCGGATGCGATTGCCCCATCAGATATTGGAGCGGCTACGGCAAATCATACTCACACATTGATTGACAACGATCTTTCAATGAATAATCACAAGATTACTAATCTTTTAGATATTACCGAAACTGCAACCGGAGATTATGCCGTCAATAAACGATACGTTGACAGAGTTGCGGTTGGACTAAATGTTCACACTTCGGTTGCATATACGACTACCGGTAACATCAATTTAAGTGGCACCTCTACTCAAACAAATCTTGATAGTTCATCTTCACTAATTGCCGGAGTGGACAGAATTCTCGTCAAAGATCAAACTGATAAAACGCAAAATGGTATTTATGTCGCAGTCTCAGGGTCTTGGACAAGAGCAACCGACATGTCCGGATCTACTAACGCCGACTGGAAGAAGAATGTTGTTGGAGCGTATGTTTTTGTCGATAAAGGTTCTACGCTTGCAAGTACGGCTTGGTTTGCAAGTGTCGATAATGTCGGAACTGAAACGATTGATTCAACGCCAATTTCATTTAATAAATTTTCCAGCGTTACTCTAACGCCCGGAAATGGCATCAGCATTAGCGGCGGATCGATTTCTACTAAACTAGCCACAATTAGCGGATTAGATAATGGGTCTGGTTTGACTGTTGTTGCCAATCCAACAAATCCAACTATTACAGTAGGCTCGTTTGGAATTAGCGTTAATTATAACTCTGCCAAGGCTTTAACGGCAACGAGCAGCGGCCTTGAGGTCAAAGCTGGTTCCGGAATCACAATCGATCCTACAACGGGACTATACATTAATACTGGCGCGATCACCAACGCGATGTTAAGCGGCGGTATAGATTTGACTTCTAAAGTTATTAATGCGCTTCCTATTACTAATGGCGGAACTAACGCGACCACTGCCTCTGGTGCAAGAACTAATTTGGGATTAGGGACAATCGCAACTCGCGCAGACACGGATTATTCTCTAAGCACTCATACGCATACATTCAGAACTACTCAAAGTTTCGCTATTCAAGGTAACATTATAACTAGCGATCCTATCACTGGGCTTGCAATTCCTTCGTTTTTTGTATCCAAAACCGTAAATCAAACAACGTTTAATCTTGTAAAAATTATTTATAAAATTGCGTCTGGGACGGGCGTTCAATTTTGGATTAATCAAAATGGTACGCAAATTTCTCCAGCGACTTCAGGAAATCCTTTAAGTCCAAACTATTTAACCGCGACTACTACTAAACAATCTTCAACTTTAAATCTTCCTAAATCAATGGCCGACGAAGATGAAATATCACTTTACATCTACGGTATTTCCGGCACACCTAAAAATCTATCAGTTACCTTAGTATTTGAACATGTAGTACCTACGTCATAGGTAATTTTATGATTACCCAAAGGTTAAAAATAGAAAAAGACCAGTCTGGTAATAAAACTGGGAATATTCAAAAAGATGATAACTCCCAGTTTGTTGCTTGGGGTCACAATTACTTTAGGCCAAGAGGTCAATTACTTGAAGATTTGTGGTCGGACAGTTTTGCATATATTGAAACCGATATGCAAAGTACTCAGCCTAATAGCAATATTATTCGCATTTGTTTACAAATAAACAAATTTATGAATAATGTAAGCACTCCTAACAGCAGCCAGTTTGATAAACTTGTTCAATTTTTAAATCTTGCGGCTCAATATGATTTTTATGTAATCATAACTGGAGCAAATACTTGGAAAATTAGCGACCAACCAATTTGGTTGTCCGAATTAAGCGAAAACGACCGATGGTTAGTACAAAGTAATTTTTGGAAAGAAATTGCTCGCAGAACAAATGGTCACCCCGCTGTCGCTTGGTACAATTTGATTAATAAACCCGTTGATCAAGATGTCAATTTTGCAATTTCTAATTTTGTTACAAACGATGACTCAACTATTGATTTTACTTTTGATATTATCGATGTTTATAGCACCAACATTCCTTCCAAACTTGGCGAATCAGGTTATGCTTTAATTAGTAACGGTAACTACGGAAACGGTACGCAAAAAATAGCGTATTTAAAATACAGCGATCTTTACTTTGATACAAATTATGACGAGGCGGGAGAAACAATCATTGGCTACACCGTTCATCTTTTAGGTTGTTTAAAGCAACAATTTGGTAGCTACAATCCGTCCGATCTTGATGAGACTAATTACGGTCAAAGTTATATTTCGTTTATTGATAAATTAGCCGACATTAGCAATCTTCAAATTAGCGACATTATTGGTTCGCCATTTAACGTTGCAACAATTGATTTAAATTTCGCCGATCAGTTTGACACATTTCAAACTTCTCAATCTTCAAATAAAACAATTGCAGGTTTTGTTGGTGGCAATTATACCGCTGCGCTTAAAGATGTAAATAATTCGACTGGTGGTGGAGACGATTTTGGCACTACTAATTTGGTGGGACTGACTTATCTTTCTAACAGGTATACAAAAGGTTTGTCATCATCTTTAGGATTAACTGAAAATAATCACGGGGTTTATGGATCAAATTTAAATGACGATAGTGCGATAAACACGATCCCTTTGGGTTATGGTCAAGTTTTGCATCCTTACAGTGTAGCGGCAAGTCAGTATTATGCTTCAACGTATTATAACGGGAACAGAATTAATTTTGTAAATTTTGGAATTAACGATTTTTTATCTTATGGCGCACCAAATGGCTACAATAGTGACTTTTTTATTCAAACATTAAGAGTCGTATTTAGTCGGCTAAGGGCAAGTTATGTTTCAGAATTTACAACTAGCAATTTTTCGGGATCTACACAAATTAGCAAAATTAGTGCCTCCGGTGGTAGCTATCAACGCACCACGACAAATCAAACTGTTACATTTTCAACGGATTACTCATTTGCCGGTGGAACAATTGCAATTGGATTTATGGTTGAAAATAACGCAGATGCATCGGCTCAAATAACATTAAACGACCGAACGTATTACCAAGGTTTAAAATCGGGCATTGACACGTTATCTGGCGTAGTTGCACCGGTTGTCAAAAGAATACATAACGTTCCTTCTGGCGCAAATACATTTACAATTAATTTAACCGTAAATTCAGGATCTGCTTGCTTAGATTATTGGCAAATTGAATCAAGTTCACCACCGCCAATTATTGTAAATTCTATCATAGATTATGAAAAATTTGCAACAATTTCATCCGGTAGCACTACTTATAATATTACCAATAGTTTTGGAACAACATCGTGCAATATTGGGTCAATTTCTAAATGGAACACGGCGATTAAAGATTTAATCTTTGGTGAATTTTTTGACAATACTGTATTTATGCTTGATAGCACAAATGTTATTTCGTCATCAGACTTGTTTTCTAATAAATTTGATTTAAATGATTACGGACATGCATTTGTTGCTAGTGGTATTTTAACCGTTTCAAATTATAGAAATCTTTTGTCATCAAATATCATCGTTAATGGTAATCAATATACTTATGTAACAAACAACGATCACAATTTACAAATTGATGACATCGTTGTAATTAAAGGGGCCAGTCCTTCTGCTTTAAATGGAGCGTTTAAAGTTACTTCAATTGGCGGACCAAATACCTTCTCTGTCGTAGGAACGACCTCGGTCACAAATCCTTCGCTTAGTTCTGCCTCATACGCAAAATGTTTATTACAGCCAAACAAACCTTATTTTATTAGTTCAGGAACTTATATTCCGGCATCTAGTAATGTACTGTTTTTAACAGATGACATTGCCGGTTCCTCCAAGGTTACTTCAAATGGCAGATATAATATTTCCTTGTCTACCGGATCTGGGATAACGACGCACGGACCTTCAGAAAATTGTTTAATAACTAGTCCCTTTACTTGGGCCAATACAAATAATTATTTTGATAAAACAAATGGAATGTTTTACTCTACGTATCTAACATTTACGCCAAATGGTAGGTCAAACGAGACTATTGCAACGGCATGGATTAATGCAATGAAATCAGCAATTCGTACATACGATGTAGATACTCCAATCTCCATTAGTACCACTTATATAGATGCAGACGGAGGTTCCGGAAACGGATTTGGGTTTAATAATATTCAATCGTTGGTAGATATTATAAGTCCACATCAATACGTTGTTGACTCTGTGCCAGACGCCATTGCCGGGATCATTAAATGCGCAAGTTTAAATCATCCAGTCGTCCTTGAAGAAGGTGCCGTTCCAAATAGTGATGTCAATTTAGATTCATCGACTGCGGTTTCAGAATCAGTGGTTTCAAACTATATATTAAGAAGTAAAAAATATTTGTCTGGAGCGCTTGGAGATTATCGAGTTATATCAGGAACTGATTTGAATTTTAATATTATTGCTAATTTTAAAAACCGAATGAATGAAAACGATGGAACTATTTACTCTGATCCCATTGTTTCGCATCAATACGTTTTAGATAACAAACCAAGTGCAATTGTTCCTTACTACCTTACCCCCGCAAGTGACCCAATTATTGGAATCACAAGCATTTCAGAAAGTGCTTCGGCGGGTTCCGTGGTAGCAGGAACGTATCAATATTCTGTTTCAGCGCTATTGTCAGATGGAACAGAAACTTTGTTATACCCCGCTGATTCCGATTCAACTATTACTACATCTAGTTCTAAAAATATTACACTTGATTGGTCAGCCAACTCCACATTGACAAGCGGAACTAGTAACACGGTTCAAAAATATTACGTTTATAAATATAAATCAATCAATTCAGGCGGAACCAAATATTCCGGGTACTGGAAAATTGGCGGAACTACGGACACTGCCTTTACAGATCAAGGTAGCAGTTACTATGCCTCTACATCTGCTAGTGTTAACGCTTCAACTTGGCAAAATAATTATACATATAGAGGCGGCGACTGGGTTAGATACAATAGCGCTTATTATAAAGTTAAAACTACGATTTCTTCAATTCCAAATTGGAATGGGACCGTTCCACAAGGAAACAGTTATTCGCCAACAAATACAACTTATTGGGTTTCCGGATCTTTGCCAGTTGTGGGGCTTGATGACAATACAAGTAATAATTCGGGAAGTTATTCGTCTACTTTAAGATTGGATTCGGGAGCAACATCAACATATGGCGACTTTCCTAACTCTGGCACAATCGTTGTCAATAGCGAAATGATTTCGTATAATGGAAAATTAACCGACAGCAGCGGTTCTTATTTATTAAATTTAACAAGAACTTCTCCAAAGGTGACCGCTGATGGCATTGCTGTGTATTTAATGCCAAAATTAGTCGATTTTAATTTTGTGGAAAATTTGCCTTTGTCAAATCGGTTTGGTATCAAATTAGATGCGTCCTATGTTTCTGAAAACAATGGGTTTACATATTTGAATACAATTGCCCCAAGTAGTTCCAATATTGACCTGAATTTAAACAGTAAGAGAATTGGTCTTAACCAACAACTTGGTAACGCTCAATTGTATTCAAATAGTTTAATTACAAATTCAAATCAAAGCAATGTTACTCAAGCAGTAACGAGTAGCGGATCCAGATATCAAAATTGGGCATTTGATTTTTCTAATTCTAATGCCGGAGTTAATGGATCGGATCTATATCAATTTAATGTCAATATTTCTTTGCCAAGCAACGATACAACAACTAATAACACAATTACCATTTCAAGTAATGATAACGGTGGTCCCAGCGGTAGCGGTCTAGGAATTTTTAATTACTTAACGTTAAAATATCGCGGATTATACAGATCCCAATCAACTCCTTCACTTTATTATACTCAAGGCGATTTAGTTTATTATAAAAGTACATCAACTTCGAATAACGGGCCATATGACGGAATCTATAAAATTTGGGCACCGGGCGTTGGTATTACTTCAACTAATGGCGGGGCAAATAGTTTTGTAGCCACTGGTTGCACGGGAAACGCGGGTTCAACCATTCTCAGCGTTCCTTCTGGTACCGCCAATTTAACAAATGGAATGCTTGTTACTGGTAGCAGTCAATTACAAACCAATACTACCATAACAATCAGAAATAGCACTTCTGTCACTTTGAGTAACCCCTTGCTTGGTTCAATATCTGGGTCTTTAAATTTCAGAGGTTGGACAACTTATCAAACTTCTCCTATTGTTACAAACAATAAATTAAATTTTGTTATTCCATTGTCTACCTCAAGTGGTGCTTGGCAAGCCGATACTGGAATATCTAACGTAACCTTGTCAAATTCAAATTATTGGTATCCAAATAATTGGAAATTAAACGTTTATAACGACACGGCAAACGTTTCTCCAAATGCATCTAGCGGATTTATCAGTAACATACAAATTAAATACGGCAATACAAATACTTCCGGTACCGAAGTTTTGCGCGGACAGGTCAAAGGCTTTCAAATTTCAAGCACGGCGGTTAATTTATCATTGCTTAATACTGGTATCAGTTTGAACAACAATTGCACATTTAGTTCTCAAACTTTGGACAATTTGAAATTATCTTTTACTGCCAATGACAATACTTCTTACATTGCTTTAAATAATAAAAATTTAAGGATCATAAATCCATACTTGCAGGTCAATATTTCTGAAACATTGGCAATTAAAGGGACGCCAAGCGCGACAATTGTTTGATTTACCATCAAATAATAAATGATATGCCTGATAAAATAAAATTAGAAAATCCGATCAACCCAGTTAATTTGATATTAAGTACAGAACCAATGTTTGTAAGTCAAGGCGGTGGAGCAAATTTTGTTCATACCGGAAATTTTATAGCTGGCTCAAGTGGAAATACAATAAACCATAATCTAAACAAATACTGCTCCGTAACAGTTGTAGACAGTAATAACGATGTTGTCATTGGAGAAATTCATTACAATTCCGTCAATCAAGTAACGTTAACATTTACCGCCGCTTTTTCAGGGAAGGCTTTCTTTAACTAATGCCTAAATTTTATACATCGATCAATTTAAATAACAATCAGCTTCAGAATGTTTCGCTAAATCCTCAAGCTAGTACGCCTAGCACATATGCCGCTGGTTTAATTTATTTTGATACAAATGCAGCAAATACGGCAACTTATAATAGGTTGATCATTCGTAATGCCGCTAATGGCGCTTGGTTAAACATTCCTTATTCCGGAAATATTGTCAATGCTGATATTTCATCTAGTGCAGCAATTGACGTAACTAAACTTCTTACAACGTCTGCTACAGCTAATTCTGTAAGACTTGACACTATCGGTTACGCCACTGGAACTATCTCTGCCGGTACAAGCGGTACACCTCAAAAAATTCAATACGTTGCCACCCCTACTGCCGATAATGATGCGGCCAATAAAAGTTATGTTGATGCCGCTGTTGCTAATCTTAATGTTCATGCCCCCGTTGTAGCAGCTACTACGGCAGACCTTGGAAATAGCTACACCGCGCCAAACGGAAACGGCATTGGAGCCTATCTTACTGTCACGGCAACTAGTTCAACTTTGACAATTGACGGCAAGCTACTTACGGCAGGAACCAATTATACCGGCGACAGAGTTCTTGTTAAAAATCAAACGACTCAAACGCAAAATGGCGTTTATTATCTTGATAGTTTTCCAACTGCTTCAACTGCAAAACTTATTCGTGATACAGATTACGATGGCAGTATTACTGGCGAAGTTGCAAATGGCGATTACATTTTCGTTCTTTATGGCGGTCAAAAATCAACTGCTTGGATTCAGTCTGCAACTGGAGCGCTTACCGTTGGTACAAGCAGCCTTACGTTTACTTTGTTTACGCAACTTGCGTCATATACGGCAAACAATCCTGCCGCTGGTATTAAAATAACAAATGGTACTAATTTTGAACTTGATAATACAACGGTTCCAGTTAGTATCAGCACTGGCACCGGTAATTTTGTTCTTGCTACATCGCCAACTCTTACTACTCCAACACTTGGTGTGGCAACGGCAACCTCGATTAACGGTGTTACAATTACATCGCGCACGGGTACGCTTACTCTTGCTAATAGTTCAACATTAGCAACTTCTGGTGCTTATTCAACAACTCTTACTGCTACTGCTACAACTAACGTAACCCTTCCAACTTCGGGTACACTTGCAACTGTTCCAACGGGAACTAATCAAAGTCTTCCAACTAAGTATGTAACAACCTTTAATGCGACTTCTGGGAACGTAACAAAGGTTATTCCTCAAGCTACTCACGGACTTTCATCTAATAGAAATCTTCTTGTTCAAGTTTCTGATTCTTCTGGCAATGTCGTGTATACTGATATTGTCATTAATGCCGCAGGTCAAGTTACTATTACATTTGCAGATGTTACAGCAAGTTACGATACATACGATATTACCATCATTGGTTAAAGTAAAGGGGCAGAATGTCCGCTAAGTTTAAAAATGGTATTTACATTGACGGAGGAAATGCTGATACTGCCTCTGATCAAGTTTATAAAATTAATGGAACGACCGTCCTTTCCTCTACTCAAGTTCTTGGTAAAGGTTTTTCTACAACCGCTGGTGATATTGTAACAATTGATGGTTCTCAGGCTTTAAGTAATAAAACATCTTATAATAAAGTTGCAATTACTACACCTAATAATAATGCCACTTTGACAATCGCTGATGGTAAAACATTAACCGCTAATAATTCCATTCAATTAAGCGGTACCGATGGTACAACAATGACGTTTCCAAGTACAAGTGGCACGGTTGCAACATTAAATATTGCTAATACTTTTACTGCTGCTAACACTATTGCCCCTACTTCTACGACCGCAGTACCTTTGACACTTAAGGGTACCTCAAGTCTTGGATCATCTCTTTCTAATTTGGTAGTAACTACTTCAAGCGGCAGCGCTCAGGCAACATTGACCGCTACAGGAGGCAGTCTTTCCGCAACGGGTCTTCAACCTTATACTACATATGCCATTTCCTCCTCTGGTATTCCCAGCATAACTAAAGATCCAACTGTAGCTTCTGGTCAAACCGGTTATGCCCCATATACTTTTACTACTCGCGGCACCATTTCAACTTCAACAACGGTCGGTACTGATCCCGGCTCAAGTGGTACAACAATTACCGTTGGCAGCACAGCGGGTTTTTCATATACTGGAACAATTCAAATTGAAAGTGAACAAATCACTTATACGGGATTAACGGGAACAACTTTTACTGGATGCACTAGAGGTGCGAACTCTACAGCTGCTGCCGCTCACACTGCTGGGGTGTCAGTTACCTTTGCAGGAACGCCAATACTTTTGAGTTCAACTGGTTCTGGTATTACAACCGCAACTAATGCTACCGCAACAGTGACTCCATCTACTGATATATACGATGTCAACGATGTTAATAATAATGTATTGGCAAAATTTGATCAAACTGGTTCATTAACTTTAAATAATGGTTTAATTATTAATAGGGCTATATATACTGCAACATGGCCGGTCGTAATTAACACTGAAAGTTCATCATTTAGCTCTACAGCCGCAACATATTATTACACTGTTGTTCCGGTATTTTCAAATGGCGACGGATTCGTAGCAACAACAAATGCAACCACAACTTCAACCGCTTCTGCTTATGTAAGGCAAACGCAAACTACAGTTAATAATACAAATACCGTTACTTTGAATTGGGTTCAAACTGCGGGCGCGATTGGTTACAAAATTTATCGCAATACGTCCAACGCCTTTACTGCATCCGGTCTACTTTTAACCACAATTACTAGCGGATCAATTACATCTTACAAAGATACAGGAACAAGTACCTCGGGTGCCGCTCCAGCCGGTGTATCAGCAATGAACCAACACGTTTTTGCAATTTACGATTATGCTGGTGGCGCTACGTTTTCCGTTGGCAAATCTTACGGAACTACTACTATCAATAGCGGTTTATCGGCTAATGGCACTGCCGGTGGCTCTACTTTAATTTCGCCCGCCTATACTGTAAACGCACAAAGCGGTTCGTCTAGTACCGTTCCAATAATCGCTAGATCAAGGTATGATCAAACGCAAGACATTTTAAGAATTTCAGATACAAATAACAGCGTTTATGCTTTATTTGATAATTTTGGCAATTTAAAAAATAATGGCACAAATGTTTATCTTAATGCTTTAGCGGTTCCTTCTCCTTCTGCTGCGTTAGCATCGGGAGGATCATTAACGGTCAGCACACAATACAATTATCAGGTTACGGCTGTCAACCCTCAGGGGGAGACAACGGTTAGTTCAACTGTAAATGTTACCCCCACATCCGGTAGTCAGACCGCATCATTAACTTGGACGCAAGTTCCCGGTGCTTCTAGTTATAAAATTTATAGAGCGACTGGTGCGAGTCCAACATGGACGGGCGCACAATACATCTCAGTATCTGGAACTCAACAAACAACTGCTAGCTCTACAACAACCAATACATATAGTGATACAGGAACAACTCCGTTTTCATCAGCATCTGTATCAAGCACAACGGTCACTCTTACAACATCTGTAGCTCATGGACTTTATACTGGTCAGAGTGTTTCTTTTTCAGGGTTTGCAAATAATGCAGGTACGAACTGGACGACTCTTAACTCTGGTTCTTACACAGTCACTGTTACAAGTTCGACACAGTTTACTATCACTGTTTCATCTAGCACACCAACAAGTACCGCCACATTAACAAATGCTTATTTTGCCGGTACCGCTCCAACCGCCCCCACTGGAACCAAATTAATTACTCAAGCTTGGAATGGTCAATCAGGAAATATTCAAGAGTGGCAAAATAGTTCTAGCACTACATTGGCAGCAATCGGTTCAGGCGGAGCATTACAATTGCCATATCTTGATGCGACTTCTACTGGTAACTTGATTCTTACCGCATCTCATTATACAGTAAATTATACAAGCGGATCATATACGGTAACCCTTCCAGCCGCATCAACAACGGCAGCAGCGGCAGGCGTAACTGGTCGTATTTACAATATCAAAAATAGTGGTACCGGAGTTATAACTATTGCAAGAACTGGCAGCAGCGATACAATTGATAACGCAACCTCTATTACAATTGATGGTAACGTTAAACGCTATCAAACTATTACTGTTCAATCAACAGGAACGGGCTGGATTATTATCTAATGACTTACAATCCTAACACAACAAGTACTGACATTACTGATGGAACTATTGCTTATGGTGATTTGTCAACTGCTTTAACTTTGGATAACCTTGCGACTAATCGTCCTGCAACTGCGTCTATTACCGCTAATACTAATAAAATTACAAATGTTACAGATCCAACTGCCGCTCAAGACGCAGCAACAAAGAATTATGTTGATAATCGTGGCATTGATTCTCACGCGGGTTTGTATGTAGTAGGACCAGCCATGACATATGCTCAACAAAGTTTTGTTGGTAACAATGGTTTGGGTGCGCAAGGGTCGTGCGCAATTAGATTTACTCCAACAAAAACGATTGCAGTTGCTAGTTATTCGCTTTATTGTGCTACTGCGCCAACAAGTACTGGCAGTATTCGCATGACTGTTTACGCATCTGATGGTAGTACACTACTTACTTCTACCGCTACTGACGGAACAACTAGGCCGGTGTCTGGCACAATAAGCGTTACAACATCAACGACTGGAATTATTACTGGTACATTGAGTGCAAATACTGGATCTGGGTCGCTGTCTACTCTTACATTAACTGCTGGTACAACTTATTGGATTGGTGTATTTTTTAATACTCAAGCAGTAACTGCAACCTATTCAGTTTTAGACGTTCCATCTTTATTTGGAACTACAATTACAACTGCTGATTGTTGGTTCAGATCAATAACAGTATCCGGTCAGACTCTTGTGGGTGGTGCCGTGGATACTGTTGCACCATTAATTGCACTTAAAACTTAACTTTAGTACGTTTTAATTAGTATTAGTTTACAGCACTAATAACTTAACCTACTAAATAACCTAATACGAAAGAATAACTTATAGAATGGCATTCATTGGCGCATCCCCCAGTTCAACTTTTACTTCTGTAGATTACAGTGGTACTAATAAAAAGACCTTTGTTTCAGATTTCTTGAAAACTGATACTCACGATCTTATTACGGGTTCAGTATCAAGTGATACCGGTGGAAGCCTTTATATCGAACAAAGTCCTGATGGAGTCAATTGGGATATTTCTAATTTTACAAAAACCGCCGCATATACTCATAGCGCTAATGGAAGCGTTGGTTTTTCAGAACAAATTATTCTTCCATATTGGCGAGTAAAATTTGTTTGTACGGCAGACACCAAGCCTACTACTCTCAGGCTTCACGCTCGTACATCAGACGCTAGCGTTAAGTACTAGGATATCTTATGGATCATAAAGGTCCTGAGCACCACTACGACGAAATAGATTGCCCCGAATGCGGAGCTTTCTTTCAACAAGGCGAAATTCAGCCTGAAACCGTTCATAATAACTGCCCTGAATGCGGCTATGATTTGCGCTCTAGCACAGGTGGTCGTCCTTATCGCGGCCAACCTTCTCCTATTAATTCAGAAATGACTGAGCGCAATACTCCCCTTGATGGAGCATCAAACGATAGAGGCGGCAATCCTCTTGGCGAAGGCATTCTTGCTGGGCTTAAGGATAAAATGGACTGGGAAGAAATCGCCGAGCTTGATGAAGCAACTGAACCCGCTGGCCTTGGCGAAACTCATCCTGTAAAAGATAATCAGTGGAAGCCCGGAGATAGATCTGATCGTTCTATGGGTAGAGATGAAATGCTTGGCTCTGTTCGTAATAGCGGCGAGCATAGCTGGAGCGACCCCGGAGATGATAACAATCAAGAGCTTTGGGATCAAGTTGTTGAAGATTTTGAAAATGCTAAAGCTGAGCCTCATCAATCTACAAATAAGATTGCGGCAGCGCCTTGGCTTGACGAAGAACCAGATAATTTTCCTGTTGAGCAGCTAGGCTGGGATATTGTAGAGGTTGTAGAGCCTTCTAAAGAGCTTACAGAGGCCGTTAATAAATATTCTATGCCGATGCCTGAAGGTATTACAGATAATTTACATGAAGCTTTAATTGCCGTTAACGCTTGGGTAGAAAACCCAGAGGAAAACGGCAAACTTCGCCCTTATAAAGAGTATTGGTCAGTTATTCGACCAAAAATTACACAAGGTAATGTTCGTATTGGAGTAGAAGACCCTCACATGGCAGATATTATTAATGACGTAGCCCGGACAAATAGCTTATCTGCTTTGGATAAAACTTCATCAGTTAAAGTTTCACTTTGGCTTGCCGCACTTCCTGAACTTGCTGCTGGCTTAGCTGCTGGTACTGCTGGAATTGGAGATGTAGCAGGAGTGGCTCTGCCTGCTATTGCTGGCCATGAAGCGCTTAAAGGTGCAGAGGGCGCGGTTGGTGAATTAGGTGATACTGGTGGCGGTCCTGATTATAATATGATCGGACAAAATACTGCGCCCAAGATGGCTACTTACGGCGATGAATACGAGCATCCATCCAGCATTACAAAAAGAATTGAAGATCCTGAAAATATTGATCCTCATCAAAGATCAGATGAAAGTAATGATGATTGGGCCTATGACATGCTTGATGTTAATGAAATTGGATCGACGCATGATCCTCGCGGCAAGGATGATGCTAGAGAGCGCATTAAACGACAGTTTGCTGCTAGTGAATCAAACGAATTATCAAAAGCTCTTCAACAATTTGTAGATTCCTTTCCCTTAATTATGGAGTATTTTAATTCCGATGAATCTGGTTTAGACGATCCAATTATTAAATCGGTTCATGAAGGATTAGAATCAGAATTTCCCGGATATTTAAATCTTGCGGTTCCACCAGAAGAAAATAAAATTTTAATTATGTTTGATGACAAAAATAAAAAAGAATCAAATACTGGCCCTAGTTGTTTTCAATGCGGCATGCCTGCTGATGGACCCGGAGGCTTGTGCGAAAATCATGCTGCGGAGTCAGATGAAACGGCAACTGCAAAAAAGGGACCTGCCGCAGCTACTCATAGCGTTCAAACATTAGCTGATACATGGAATCTACAAAACCCTCAACAGCAAGTTCAAAATCAAATGAATAAAACTTTAAAGCAATTAGGAATTACGGCTTCAAATACACAGGGTCCTCATACGGATGAACAACAGAATGCATTCATTGAGCATCTTCATGAAATGTTTGAAGCTGGAAAACTTGATGAAGAGCAGGTTGCTCAATTAGAAAACATGATGTTTAATGAACCTTCTAATCCAGAAGTTACTAAAATTTGGTCAGAGATTGCTAATCAAGATGAACTTTTTGATGCTGCACCTGAAGATATGGCCCCTAGTCCGCAAGAGCAAATGCAAGGTATGGGCGCACCCGGTATGCCGCCTGCACCCGGTGGAGATATGGGTATGGGCGGTCCTCCCGGCCCTGCTGGACCTGCACCGGGCATTCCTGATATGAGCGCACCCACTCCCGCTGATCTTAATCCTGCTGGTCCCGGTGCAATGCCGCCTCCAATCATGTCTAGCGTAAGAAACGATATGCTTAAATCTATTCTTAAGCATGCTGCTGATTCTGCCGCTAGTACATGTCCTAAGTGCGATGGTCACACTACTGGTGTTGTAAATCAGTCTACTGGTAAATGCGAATGCCGTTCATGCGGTCATAAATGGAATGATAAAAACTTAATTCCTTCCGATGGTACTTCAACCGATACAAGCACAACTTCTAGCTTTTATCAGGCTTTAAATCTTGATGAAGGTCCAATGGAAGTTATGCCCGGATCTGTTGATTCTTTTAGCGAGCCTGAAGAATTGGAAGAGGATGATTCTACTCATACTTGGGCAGACGATTCTGGCGAACCTCTTGAAGAAGGTAAAGAGTATGAAATTTATGCTCATAACTATGAAATTCCAGATGTTGGTCGCGTAGTTGAAGTTAAGCCCGATTCCATCGTTTATGAAATTGAATCTAATGGCGGGCTTCGTACCACAATTGAAATTGATCGTCAAGAAGCAGATCTTAACGGTTATCGTTTTGTTTCAACTGATTTTGGATCAGAAGAGAATCCTGCTGGCATTGAAGAAAATATGGATTCTAAGCCAGTGCCGGTTCCCGGCGAATCAACTGACCTTTCAACACCTCATATTCAAATTGGAAGTAAGGTTGCTGGAAAACATTACACTCCAATGCAGCAGCGCGAACTTATTGATGAGTATGGCGAAGCTCGCAATGCAGACAAACTTAATTTAGAAGGCACTCACTATGCCGATTCAGATCCCGATTATTTTCTTTTCGGTTGCTGACTTTAAAACAACTTAAATCTAAAGGATAACAAGTGATGAATTATACAACCCGTATCGTTAAGTCCGCTTCAGGACTCACTCAAAATGAGGCTCTTCTTTCGCTTCAAAATCATCGTCAGTTCCAGCCCGGAACCAAGATTGCTAGCATTCATAATCAAGGTGGTCATTGGGTTGCCAAGCTCCTCGTTCCTAAGACTTCCAGCGAAGATGTAAAGCCTTGCGAGCATTGCGAAGATAAGGGTTGTCAGCATTGCAAAAAGACTGCCGCTGGCGCGTTTGAAGATATTGATGAATCGCCCGCCGATCTTCATGAGGATAAACACGAAATGAGCGAATCCCCTCTTGAAGAGATTGAAGAGCATGAGCATGAGGATCATGAAGAAAAGCATGAGCGCTCAGAGGATAAGAAGATTGCTGAACTTGAAAAGAAGATTGACCTTCTTCTTGATGCTCTTGGAATTAGCGAAAAGGGCGAAGATATGGATGAAATGCCAGAGGGTCCTTCTGCTGATCTTCCTGCTGCACCTGCACCTAAGGGTCCTAAAAAGCCAGATCCACTTCCTCCCGGATCTGGCGCAAAGCTTAAGCCCGGTGAGGTTCCTAATAAGCCCGGTATGACCCCTGTTGGCTCACCCGCATTTGCTTCAGTTAAGACTGCTAATTGCGAAGGCGAATGCGAAAAGGGTTCTTGCGAGCATTGCGACAGCAAGCGCGAAGCTAATGCTCCAATGACTCCCGCAACTCCTGCTACAGGCACTGCCTCAGGTCCAGTAGGCGCTCCTATGGCCAGTCAAAGCTGCACTTGCCCTCCCGGTCGTCCATGCTCTTGCGGAGCTTCAACAGGATCAAATGCAATGGCTCCTGCATCACCTTCAGCTTCAGGCCCAGTGATGTCATTTACAGCCTCCAAGGCCGATCCTAATCGCGATGTAAGCATTAGAATGGCTAAGGCTCAGCTTGAAAATACTTACAAGGGTTTCCGCGTTGCTCGCATTAAGCGTGACGGGGATTATATTCACGCTTTAGTGACTCGATAAAATGAGCCTTGACTCTGAAGAAATTATTATTAAAGAGTTTAATACTCTTCGGGGTCGGGTTCTAGGTCTTATTGAATCTTGGGGTCTCCCTGAGCGTCAAGAAAAGGGTTGCAAGGCTACCTTTAAGTCATTAACTTATGACGCAGAAAAGTCAATTCGGGATATTGTAACTAAATAATTTAGTTTATCCCACACTTAAGAGGCGATATGGCATTCACAAAATACGCCTCTTTAGAGGTTAGCAAAGTTTTAGAGATCAAGGGTTCCGCAGAGCGCGACGCTTCTGCTTCTCTTTCTAAGATTGCTGCTTTTGAGGATTATCGTACTGAAGATGGTTATCTTTACGCTCGTATTCGTGCCATTTCTTCAAGGGTTAATAAAAATCATGATGGTTGGCCCTCAGTAGAGCTTGCTGGCGGCCAAGATGTTTTTGATCGTCATACTTCTTCTACTGGCGGATTTACTGTTAATGCTAATGCCAGCGATCAGTATGGTTTTTCTACTTTCCTTGGCAAGCCAATCTTTGTCGATCATCATAACTCTGATCCTTCACGCGCCCGTGGAGTCATTGTTGATGCCAAGCTTCATGTAGACGATCATAAGACTGCTGCTCAAAAAGATTCTTATTATCGCGATGCCCCAGCTAATCATACTCCTCCAACTTGGGTTGAGCTTCTTCTTGAAGTTGATGCTAAATCATTTCCCAAGCTTGCTAAGGCAATCATTGATGGATCAAAGAATGCTAAGAGCGGCATTGATGGATTCTCAATGGGATGCGACGTTGAGCGCTCCGTTTGCAATATTTGCAAAAACTCTGCTACTACTCCTGATGAATTTTGTAACCATGTTCGCATGAAGGGCGCTATGTGCGATTACATCGATCCTGAGACGGGTCATAAAACTTCAAAGAAATCATATGAGGATTGCTACGGCATTAAGTTCTTTGAGATTTCAGCAGTATTTGATCCCGCCGATGAGACTGCTCTTATCCGCGAGGTTCGCTCAAATGTAAAGGAAGCTTCAATGAATAAATTTGCTCCAATTAGTGAGTATGACAAATACTTTGGCGGCACAGGTGCTGCTAAGAAGGCTTACGATTCAATGATTGATCAGTATGGTGAAGAAAAAGGCAAGGAAGTTTTTTACGCAACAATGAATAAGAAAAAGAATAAACAGGAAAAGAACTCATCTGAAGGATTTGTTCCACCAGAGTCCGTACAGAACAATGCTAAGCGCGGCCTTGAAATGGTTGAAGCTGGCGAGGCTGGCGACGGTCTTGAATCTGCAACCAAGGGTCGCGCTCATGATATCGCTTCAGGCAAGGCTCTAAGCCTTGATCATGTTAAGCGTATGCATTCATTCTTTGAGCGTCATGACAAGACTCGCCCAGATGATGGCGGCAAGGGCAACTCACCTTGGAAGACTGCTTGGATGCTTTGGGGCGGAGATTCAGGTCGTTCTTGGGCCGAATCCGTTGTTGGCAAAGAGGTCGGTCATGATAAGAGTGAAAAAACTTCTAATGATAAGCCACAGATCACTAAAACTCGCGCTCCTGAAGAAGTAGATACTTTGCGCGAGGATAAGGTTTGCGATATTTGTGGCGAAATTATGGATGGTCCACAGTGCGACGTTTGTGGTTATGAAGCAGAACCTGAAGGTTTTGGCGATCCTGATCTTACTGCCGCTAAAAGGCATGACGAATCAGAAGAGGCAAATGAAGAATCTTTATCAACTTTAGACGTTGATACTAATAATTTGCCTACGCTCTCTCATGTAACAGATGCCGGATGGACAGTATCCGATACAAAAATTTCACAAATCAATAAAATTGAACGACCAATACTTCCGGTTCAGACGCCACCAGCGTCTAATGAGCCGCAAGACTATGTTGTGAAGGACCCTCAAAAGCCCGTCACATCATCAGTTCGCACCGCATCGGATTTCCTTGCGGCTGCTGGTAACAGAAAAAGGAACAACATGGAAACACATATCGCTGACGCAATGACAAGCGCACCGGCTGTTGCCAAGCCTGACTACAATACTGATGTAGTCGGAACTGGTGGCGTTGGTGGAGCTTCAAATGAAGACGCATCCAAGGCTGACGCTCAGGTTAATGTTACCGATATCGGTGGCATTTCCGGTGTTGGCACTGGCGATGAAAAGACAGTAGAAGTTGATCAGGGCGATGAACACTCAAAGAACATTGAAGCTATCCATACGGATACTTTCCATGGCGATAAGGGTGACTCACTTGGTCAGCATGACCCTGTAACTGACGTAAGTAGCTATCAGGTATTTAATTCAGATAGCGCTACGCCTCTTACAATGCATGAGCCAGCAGCAAAGGCTTCATCATGGGTTGTATCAGATGTTCGCGGTGCAGAGCCTTCCGATCCAATTGGTAAGGCCGATGACCGCATTAGTGTAACAGATGACAAGGGACCATATGCAATTACCACTCAGGATTCTGGCCCAACGGCTACTTTCCCAGATGGCAATAGCGCGGTTACTCGTCAAGCTGATCCAGTAGACCCTTCAAGCAAGAGTTTTTACCACGATCAGAATAGTAAGGAATTTTACCCAACTGGTGTTGATTCTAAGGATCACGCTTTTGGTGATGGTAATGATAGCACCGCTCACATCATGTCAGCTTTCAAGCTGGCTGATACTGAGATCGAACTTGGCATTCTTGACGCTTCACAGAAGTATGCAAGAGTTGCTGAGCTTGAAAAGGCAGCGCCCGCAATTGTTGAGGCTTCACTGGCTTACGCTAATCGCGTTAAGACAGCGGGCCTTAAGAAGTCGGCGCGGACAGCTAAGAGACTTCCGTCTCTAGTTAGGGAGGCAAGTACTGCTCCTGCAACAACTCAAGCAGATTCTGATGATTCTGCTCTGTTTATGTAAGAAAAAAGGAAATAATACTTTATTTTTACAATCCGCCGTCTAGAAACAATTGAAACGGCGTAGCGCCCACAAGGCGTGAAACTAAAATCACAAAGACAAAATAGGAAAATACATAATATGCTTAGACTAAAGAATCTAGCTAATAAGTATCAGAAGCGCACTTGTCGGCCATTGTATGCAAATACTCAGGCTACGCCTTATGCTGCGACTCTGTACACAAAGTCAGACGGCTCAGCAGGATTTCGTGCCGCTGATGGTTCGCTTCAGATTCCTTCTGGCGCATACAAGGCCGCTGGTTCAGGAGCTAACTCAGTTCCTGCCGGTATCGTTCTTGTTCGCGTTAAGGGAACTGATCAGGTAACAATCGCCACTGGAGCAGTAGGCGAGCGTCCATTTGGCCTTCTTGCCAACTTTGTTGGTGGAGACCTTGATGAAGGTTTTGCAGGTGACTCACTACAGAATCAGGTTGGCGCTTGGCGCGGTCCTGATTCAACTTTTGAGATTCTTGCTCCTGCCTTTGGCACTATTGCAGCACCAACAGTAGATGGTACCAGTGGTAACGTTTACCTTTATGCCGGTGCCGATGGTCGTCTTACAACTACTCCCGTTACTGCTAAGCCCGGCACTCGTAGCTATGCTAATGACGATGCTGTTCGTAATACCGACGATGGCGTTGGTTCAATTCCAGTCGCTCGTTTAATTGAAGTACCTAGCACATCCCGTATTATCGTGGACCTAATGGTATAAGAAAGGAATATGATTAATATGGAAATTACATCACGCAAGGCTGTTTCATCAGCCGACTACGAGGCTAAGCTTGCTAACGCACCTAAGCTTACCAAGGAAGCAAAGGCTCAGAAGCTTCAGTCAATCCTAAAGGATTCATCGAACGCAATGCGCCGCATCGGTCAGGGTATGATCGGTCCCATTCAGATTCGTCTTCGTTATGAGGGTATTACTCGTAATGTTCTTATTGAAGATACTCTTGAGCGCGGTCCACTTATGCCTTACGACATCCTTGACGATCTGGGCAGGGCTTATATCCTTAACCAGACCGACTCGGAAGTTAAGATCACACCATTTGAGGGCAAGCAGGCTTTCCCTCAGCTTTTCCGTATCGCTACGTTCCCTCGTATCCGTAAGGAAGATCTCTACTACCTTCGCGTAAACGCTGTTGAATTCGCGCAGGACGAGAGCCGTCAGGCAATCCAGAAGCAGGAGGACGCCCGTCTTATCCTTCTTCTTGAGGCTGCTATTGCTGAGCTTGGTACTGCACGTAACAATAACACAGTTGGTACCGCCCCAACCGGTGGTATTCAGACTGGTATTGCCGCTGGTTCATCAGGTGAGCAGACCGTTCTTATCGGTGCTGGTAACCCACTTGAGCCTAGCGACTTTTACAGCGCTGTTTCACAGATCGAGATCAACCAGCTTGAAGCTCGCCGTGTCATCATTCACCCTGCTGACGCTCGCGATTTCTACAACTGGGATCTTAACGTAACTGGCTTTGAGTTCAAGGATAAGGTATTCGGTGGAGAGAAGATCACCACATTCGGTGAATTCCAGATCCAGCGCTCAATCATCGTCCCACAGGGCGAGGTATTCCTTACCGCTGAGCCTGATTACGTCGGTGTTATGCCCGTCATGTACTCACTTGACGTTGAAGAGAACCACAATGTTGAAACATTCTGGAAGGGTTGGGTCATGGACGAGCTTATTGGTATGCTTATCCTTAACGCTCGCGGCCTTTCACGTATTGTTAAGGGCGGTGCAATCTCTGATTACACAACCACTACAACAAGCAAGAAGCTAGACATCTCAGGCCTCGCCTGATCCTAGTTTTCCTCTTTGAGGTAAAGAAAAGGCCCCCAGAAATGGGGGCCTTTTTATTTGTATTTATATTATTTTATAAATTTTTGTGTACAATTTTATATTTGTAAGCAGATGGACTATCAGGACTGCCTGATGATGGGTACCATGGAGTGTGACTACCCCTGCCACCCCAATTATCCCAAGTGATTCTGCTTCCTTGCCACCATATATCTAAAAACACATGCTCTGAATTTGCATATATTACAATAGACTTTTGTTTATTGACACGACCTCTAGACGTAAACCCTTGCAGTGTTGCAAAAGTGTCTGAGACGCAAGCAAGACTTGGTTTATATAAATGAGGATGCAATATGCATGAAGCCGATGATGAACAGTCCCATGCGCCGTTTCGCTTAACCGCTCCATGGTTATTTAAATTTAAACCATGACCTCCGCCCATTCTATAAGGCCTAAAACAAATAGCATTACCTCTATTAATAATATCTTTTAAAACTTTGTAACTGTGTGAATTAATGTCTTTAACGCTTACCGTTGGATTTTTATAATCTGTTCGCCATGGTCCCGGTCCTAAAGGAAGATGAGTTTTAATTATAGCTGGACTAATCCAAGCCCTGCCATTGTCGTTTACGCCTATTTTCTTTGCCATAGTTACCCTTTGTTAATTAAGTTGATCATATATTAAAAAATAGATTAAAGTGTAAAGAAAAGGCCCTCTTGCGAGGGCCTTAAATTTATAAATTACTTGGATGTCTAAGCAAATATTCAGAACTAGGTCTTAAATCAGACTGCCACCTTGAAGGATTGGCTCCTGATGTATCAAACCTAATACCGGCTACATGCATGTATACATGACCCGAATTGGCGTAAATAGTAATCCATTTACCCGGACCCGATCTACCCCATGATGCTAGGTCACCGGATGTCATTGTTGTATCTAGTAATTTAGCTCCATGAAGGGCATATGATACTGATCCAGAGCAGTCATACCCAGATGCGCTAAATGATCCGTGACCTCCGCCCCAAACATAGGGCAAATTACGAATTTTGTTGCCAGCCCAAATAACGCCTTTTACAATTTTAGGTGCGTCTTTTGGAGCATAGGCCTCTCCTTTATATACAATTGCCTTAGAACCCTCTACAACAGGCTTAGAAGGGCTATCGGTATTGATCTTCTTTATTATTCCAGCAATTCTTACTTTGCCGGTCCATTTTTCAATTGGGGCGGGGGGTTTTTGCTCTGGAATAACCCCACCATTGTCAAACAATTGAACAACTTCTTTATTTGCTTGCGGAAGATCCGCTTTCGCATTTGATGGGCAAATCATAGCAAGTGCTATCGCCGCAACTAGCGCGAATAATATTAGTGTTTTATGATTAAGCATAAATACATCCTTGGAACACACTCATTTGTCCTACATTGACTTCGCAAGCCCTCTTACTTAACAACTTAACGGGCTGAGTGAGACCAGTGGAAACAACTCCTTTCGTTGGATTATATAAAAAGCCAAACTGTAGCTTATACGTAGACTATATCAGATAGTCAAAACGAGCAAGCTTTGGTTTGGCTTCCCTAATTACTATATCGAATCCCTGTCTTAATCAGTGGCAAGTCTCGTTGTAGTTTTAAGTCAAGTCTTATATTGTTATAGAAAGAGAGAATAAATTATGCCACCTAAGAAGCTAACCCCAAATGGTCAGGCTGCTGAACCCGTTGGAGCAAAGATTGCTGCAACTCGCAAGCCTGCCGCAAAACCCAAGGCTGCTCCTAAGAGGAGTACGTCAACAAACAAGTATGTTCGCAATGTTCGCGGCGTTAATGTTCGCGTTACATTTGATACTGGTCGCAAGATTGAACTTGCTCCTAGAGGTCAGCGCAATGACATGACCGCAATTAGTAAGGATGAGCTAGACGATCCTATCTTCCTTAATAACCTTGGTAGTCTTTACGAGGTCATTTCTGCCGCTGATGCGCAGGAAATTCGTGAAAAGCAGATGACTAATGCATCCACTTTATCACAACCTCGCCCAGAAGACATTCTTACCGATCAGCTTGGTAACGCTGGTAATTTCACAGGTCTAGATAAGTCAAATACAGAAAAAAGTATTACAATCGGTCATCTTAATGAAGTAGAGGGTCGTCCAAATGAGGAAAGAGCGACTGAGATTACTCGCAGTAGCGTTGGCCCTCGCGTTGTTGCAGTTCCCGGTAGTGATGGAACTGATTATTATAGTAACTAATTTATAAACAAGGAAAAATATGGACACTTTTAGTAAAAAAATTGAAATTGATCAGTTAATTACTGAAGATGCGCTTAAAGCTCGTTTAGATGGTCTTGTTCGACTAATTGATTGGGCAAAGGCAGATTTAGCTTCTTATGATGAACAATTGAAAGAAGTTACAAATAAGCTTAAGCAGTTTGCTGTTGATTCAACAGAGGCAGTACAGGCTGTTGCAGAAACAGTTGTTGAAAAGGTAGAAGAAGTTGCAGCAAAAGTTGAAGAAACTGTAGAAGTAGTTAAGGAAGAGGTCAAGAAGGCCGCTCCTAAGAAGGCTGCCGCTAAGAAAACTGCGCCTGCAACTGAAGAGTCAAATAAGTAAATTTATCAATGTTTTAATGAAAGAGCCGCCTTGTGCGGCTCTTTTTATTTTAAGATTCCTTATTGCCAACAGTTAATAGTTGCATGAGCCTTGGTTATGATAGACAACTTAAGATTGTTGCATTGGGCGATTCTGCCCGCCTTGTTGCTCGTCTTTATGACGATAAAGACCAATTATATTCTTATGAAGATCTTGGATCGGTGACCTTTACTATTCAACTGCCCGCTAGTCGCGCAAATGATGATCCATCAGATAATAAAAAGAATTCAGAGTATGCAAATCCTGCTGAAAAAGTAACTATGGATGGAGAAGTTTTAGAAGATGGCACCGGAGTTTTAATTTATGATGACACTACTCGTTTAGGTCATTATATTGCAGTTGCAACCTTTGAACTTGTTGATGGCACTACTCAATCAACAAGGGTTGATTTTGAAGTTTTTGATCCATTTGAAATTGTTGATACTCCAATTCGCGTTGTAGCAGATGGAGTTTGGACTAAACTTGAAGATTGCTTTGATGCTGAAAACGAAGGTCCTTGGGTTCAAGATATGACTTTGCACTTTTTTCGTGAAGAAAAAATGGAAAAATTTATTGCAGATGCCCTTTTTGACATTAATTATCAAAATCCCCCTACCGCTTTAGGTATTAGCACTTTTGTAAATGCGGATAATACCGTTACTGATACTTATCCACTTCTTGTTCAGGGCATCTTTATTCAAGTTCTTCGTCACATCATGCGCTCTTATGTTGAACAACCTATGCCGACTGGTGCGCAAGTTGCCTATCAAGATCGTCGCGATTATCTTCAGCGCTGGGAAACAATGCATACTCTTGAAAAGGCTCAGTATGATCGTTGGGTTGCTCTTTACAAGCGTGGCTTTCTTCAGCTTGGTCATAGCAAACTTCTTGTTTCCGCCAAAGCCGGTCGTCTTATTCCTGCTCCTATGCGAGCAAGGTCGGTTGGACGCGGTTATTGGTAGTATTACGACACTTAATATATACAATGGCAAACATTACAAAATATTTAGAAAAAGGTTTACTTGGTTACAGTGTAGGCAAGTCTGTAACTGGTTTTACTCCGCCCGGTAGCACTTATGCCGCTCTTTTTATAACGCCGCCATCAGTAAACTACCTTGATACTACAGCAGAAGATGGAGTAGAAGTATCTGGCACTGGTTATACGCGCAAATCAATTACTTGGGGCGATTCAACTGCAAGCACTGATTTAACTAATTCATCTTCAATTAAAAATAGCGCAGAAATTAAATGGGGAGTCAGCCCAGTCATTGGATCTAATTGGACGGGTGGTTTAAGCAGTAATATTACTACTATATGCATTTTTGATAATTTAACAGTTGGATCAGGCAATCTTCTTTGGTTTGGACCTTTGTCCACATCAATTACTTTAACTACCGGCGACACATTTACAATTCTAGCGAATAGTTTAACGTTAACCCTTGGATAAGGGGTTGACATGCCAACTAATTATACTAAAACTTCCTTATTAAATGCAACTGCAAATCTTGCAGTGTCATTAGGTTTTTATACCAAAGTTTATAACAACCTTTTATATGCCACCAAATATGTTGGCGAAGAAAATTGCCCTCAAGACATTAAACGTCTTCGTCGTCAAGTTCATGACATGATGCGCCGTATGGGTCAACCTGTAATTATTAAAAAAATGTTAACTATTAAAGATGTTGAAAGCGGATATGCAGAGCGCTCTCCAAATTACGATTCTATTTATGGTCAAACTCGCAACAATGATGACCTTTCTTGGGGTAACGGTTTTGTTTCAAGAGAAAAATCAGATGATGAGTGGATTAACCTTTCAACTGGCGAAATTGTAAGATCGGATTATACCCCTGATGCCAGTTGGCCTAAGGCTCCAAAATATCGTGGATTTGGTCCCAGCATTGTGACTTATTTAATTGAGCCAGATGCTCCGCAGGACTTTTTTACATTGACACCTCAAGGCGCAATGATGCAGGTTCAAACAGCCGATGTTACGATGGGTTGGTTTCCTGCTGTAAACGATGGTGATTTAATTATTAATGTTGAATTAGATGATTATGGCCACGTTGTAGATTCGGATCGTAGATATCAAGCAAAAATGACTAACCCAGTAACTATTCGTGGGCTTGATCGTAGGGGTAAAAAGGAAAAGGGTGCCGATTTTGGCAATCGTCACACGGTTAATCAACAGTACCCAATTACACTTTTACCAACCAATCATATTTTAATGAATGTTGAGATTGATCGATGACTTATTTACCCGAAAAAACAATTAAGTACAAGACTTATATTAAAACAGCTTTGGTTGAATCATTAAAACCTGTTTTTCATGAACATGTAGATCCTAAATTACAAGAAACTAAAGTTGTTATTGATATGCCTAAAGAAAGGCAATCTTTTCCAGCAATCGTAATTAGATTATACGAAAGCGAAATTTTTAATGCTGGCGTAGGTCATGAAGAAGCAATTGCTGATGCCGATAATAAAGTTTGGAAATTTAAACATTACTTTTATAAAGGTAATATTGAATTCATGATTTATGCATTATCATCGTTAGATCGGGATTTAATTGCTGACACCATTGTTCAGACTATTGCAATGGGCGACCTTGCAGATTATACAAATAACTTTTTTGAACGAATTTACCCTGCTGACTCTGATGCATTTCCTGATTCAATTGGTCATTTTATTAATATCAATGCTGATAGAATACAAGGGTTTAATGAAACTTCAACACCTGTTCCTTGGGGAGCAGAAAACGATCTTAGTTATTCAACGTCTTATCGTGTTGATATTTGGGGAGAGTTTTACAGTCTTCCACAAGATGCTTCATACGAATATGTTTCTAAAGTTTTTCTATATCCATATATCAAGGGTATAGACAAAATACCAACCGGATTACCGCATGGATCGGAATGGACTTAGGTCCAGACCTTTCTTTCTTCAATTCACTAACTCATAATTTCTGAAAGAGTATTTACTTATGGCCAGAGCTTACATTAGACCACCCGGCGTAACCATCACTGAGACTACTCAGGCTGGTATCAACCCAATTATTGCTACGCCCGACTTACTTTGCCTTGTTGGACCCGCTAGTGGTAGCGTAACAGTCACTGAAGCCGTAACTTTAAGCGGTACTACAGCGTCTTCGCTTAAAGGAGTCAAAGCGACAGATTTAATGACCCCAACAAGCATTACATTTGTAGCTGATTATGATTCAAGTAGCGCCCAAAGTTCAAATGCGGCTTATACTTCAAACGGTGGATACATTCCGGGTTCTTATACTTTTAATGCTACAGATCACACCATTGCTCGCGTTGCATCGGTTACTTCCATTCCCCTTGCAGACACAACACTAAGCGCAACCGCAACTACAATGACGGCTACCGCCTCTGTGTTAAGTCCTTTCCCCAGCACGGGCGGAGCGGTTATCGTAGATAACGAACAAATTCAGTACACTTCTGCAACTTTAAATGCCGGTACAATTACATTTACTGGTTTAACTCGCGGAGCAAATAATACTACGGCGGCTGTTCATACAGCGGCTAGCTCTCAAGTTAAATACGGTTTTGTCATTCCTGATAATCGTCAAGTATATGTAACATATACATACACACCATCAGATTATTTTACACCTTATTATGTATCTGGAAACGATTTTTCAAACATTGAAACTCGTTTTGGTAAGGCAATTGCAGATGATGGAGTGACCGTCAACTCTCCACTGACTTTAGCTGCAAAGATTGCTATTGAAAATGGCGCTCAAGACCTTGTACTTCAGCCACTTTTTTATAACACTGAGGATATTACTGGTCCAATGCCTACTCGTACTCAGCCAGCTAATAGTGACAGTATAAATACATCAAACACATGGAACAAGACGTTTAGAGCGCTTCAAAATGAAGAAAACATTGGAATCATTGTTCCAGTTATTGGACAAAATGCAACTTACAATTATGGAACTGGAAGCTCTTCAGTTTTAAATGATACGGCGCAATTAAATATTTTTCAGTCCTTGCAAGGTCACATCGCCTTTATGGATTCAAACTATGATCAACTCATCATTGGTGTGATTGGTGAAGATTCAACCAATCCTCCATCGGGCAGCACTTATGCAAGCAGAGACACTGTTAGAAGTCATCTAATAAGCCTTCAAGCATATACTTCTAATAATACAAGTTTCAATGAGCGCATGGTATTTATTGCTCAAACTAAATTTGAGCGCCCATCAACAGCTAGCGCAACCACCTCAGTAATTCTTGGTGGTCAGTATGCAGCCGCAGCAGTTGCAGGCAAGGTTGTTTCTTATGAACCTCAAATTTCTTTGACAAGAAAAACTTTGGCTGGATTTAAGAAGATAGTTGACACTAGCACAAAGCCACAGAAGACTCAAGATTCAGGCGTAGGACTCTTTGTTATTGAACAAAATAAAAATGACAATTCAATCTTTGTTCGTCACGCTCTAACAACTGATAAAACTTCAGTTGCCAAGGCAGAGCTTAATGCAATTCGTGCAAAGCATTACATGATCAGGTCTCTTCGTCAAACAATTGATACTCAAGTTATTGGTAGCACTATTGCTGACGATTCTGCACCTCTTACAATTGCTACCACTATTGCATCAACACTTAGAACTCTTCAAGATGACGGCGTTATTGTTCAATTTGATTCGGTTCAGGGTCAGTTTGATTCTATTGATCCTACACAAATCGGCATTAGATTTAATTATCGTCCAGCGTTTGCAGTTAATTATGTAAATATCAAGTTTGCCGTTGACTTAACTAGTGGAATTACTTCGGTTACCACGACTAACCAAACAAATATAGGAGCATAATAAATGGCTGGACCACTTAATGGAGCACAAAATCGCGCAAGAGTAGCAGGCTCAGGTTTTACCGTTTTCACATGGGAAAACAAGCCAATTCTTTTTGCTCAGCAGATTGAGCATACCTCTCCTACTCCAGTCGCTCCTACCGTGCCAATTCACCCAATGGATGAGCCTTATCCTGTTGAGCTTATTACTCCTCAGGCTGCTAATATGGGTCAGATTACTCTTGAGCTTTATGAACTTTATGGAGCGCAGGTTTGGGAACGCCTTGCATCTTATCTTGGTGGCGATTCTAAAATTACTGGTACTGGCAAGGGTCCAGTTGATATTGTTGGAATCTTCCGTGCAGTAGCTAATACTCCTAATCCTATCCGTATCGTTAAGTATGTTCGCCCACCTGCAATTCGCGGCAAGAAAATGGCTCCTTATACAGAAGAATATCACAACTGCGTTATTTCTAATGTTATTGATGGTGAGCGTATCTCTGTCGGTACAATGGAAATCATTAAGCAAATTTCTGTTAATTACACTTACATGACTCGCGGTGGAGTTAACCCTGTTGTTGATGGTACTAGATCTGCCAATCTTGGTGGAGTCAGTAACTCAACAACTACGTCATTTACTTAAGATCCGTCCTTTAATTTATAAGTAAGATTCCGTTTAGGCGGAAAGTTAAAGGAGTGTTTTATGATGGAAAGTAATGACGGCTTCCCTGATGAAGTCGCTGATGACGTTGATGGTCTTTTATGGCTAGGGTTTTTAGAAGATTCTTTTGAGTTTTGCGGTCACGAATTTGTGATTCGCACATTAAAACTTGAAGATGAAATGGTTGCAGGTTATGCAGCTAAGGACTACAAAGATTCTATCTCTCAGGCCAAGGCTTGGGTCGCTGCTCAAGTTGGTATGGCATTAATTTCTGTTGACGGAAATGAAGACTTTTGTCCTCAAGCTGGTCCTAATAAGAAGGATTTTGCTAGAGCAAGATTTCAGTATGTAAGCAAGAATTGGTATGAACCTACCATTAATTACATTTATATGAAATATGTAGAATTAATAGAAAGACAAGAATCCATTTTAAGAGAAATGGAAAATTTATCGAAAGAGGGTCGGATTTCCTTTATGGCCTCGCCCGACTCCTCGATAAAGAGGGCCGATTCAACATCGGAAGCGGAGATAATGGATTATCTGGAGGAAGGTCCGGAGGACTTAATTCCGTTCAACGCAGACTCATGATGTATATGATGCAGCGCGATGAGCAAATGCAACATGAATTAAGAGAAGATGAATTAAAAAATAACGTATTTGCTAATAACCCTCAACTGTATAGTAAACTATTTGGAGAAGAGGCTCAATACGCCCCTGAAGAGGAATTAGAGCATGTTGTTCCAGATAGTACGTCTGATTTTAATAAATTAATGCGTGAACTTAAACAAGTTGGGGTTATCGATTAGAGTATTTTTCAGGCCAAAGATCTGCTTTAATTTCATCAATTCTCTTTTGCTTAAGTGCTTCTTGCTTTTGAAGATACTTCTGATGAAGTAATTGCATTTCTTCTGGAGTTCGTTTTGGTTGAGAAGATGGTGGTTCAAAACCTAATAGCATATCTGGCAAAGTGCCAAATACAAAATCAAGGATTCCCCAAACAATTGCGGTAGGTATAATAATAGGTGAAAGAATAATAAGTTGACTCCAACTTATCTCTCCTTCAATGCTAAATGCTTTCGCTGTTTTAATAGCTTGATGTTCAAATGTGTTCATAGTAGTTAGATAGTAACATACGACCCCTTAATAATCAAGAAGATTTATATGCCCGAAGATAATCCAAATATTGATGAAATTGCAGCCGCCGTTGAAAGGGGACTTAAACAGGCTTTGGGCGGCCCTGAGTTAGATAACCTAATTGCACGGTTTACTGAGAGCAGTGAAAGAAAAAGGTTTGATGATTTAACTAGTAGTCGTGCCAGTACCTTTGGATATGAAAAAAGAGCTAAGCAAGCAGAAGATATTAGTTGGAAAAGGTGGGAAGAGGCAACAGCACCAGATGCTCCGGTAAGCGCTGGTGATGGACCATCCAAGCATGCTTCAGATGCTAAAAGCCTTTTGGGTAGAGTTGGAGCCGGTTTGCGCGGCGATAAACCCTTTGAAGACGTTTTTGGTCAACAATATTATACTATTCCTCCTAGCTTTGGTCCATTAAAAGGCGGAATTACTGCTCAAAACTTAGCTAAAGCAGCAATGCTTAGAAATTTAGAAAAGGCGGCTAGGGCTGAGCCAGATAGTGATGAGCAAAAAGCATATATACGATCTGGCCGCAGAGCAAACTTTTTTGCCAATGAGGTCATTCCTAATTACGAAGCTGGCAAAAAGATGTTTCAGCAATACGTTCAACCTACTTATCGCGCCATGCAGGGTTTATCAAATTATGGGGCAACTCAAATTGGTGGTGAAGTAGGCGGCAATATTGAAATTGGAGGGTTTGGTTTTAGAAATCCTTTTAATAGCGCTTTTGAAAAAGGGTTGGATATGAAGTTTCATCAAATGGGTCAGGCTGTTCGATCTGGCGTTAATATGCAGCAAATGGCAGAAATAGATAACACTTTAATGGGAATGGGATTTAATTTTAATAATAATCAATTTAAAACAGGTGAAATGGCATTAGAAAACATTACTCGTTTTAATCCTTCAATTAGACCTCAGCAGGCGGGTGCGCTATTAGATCAAACTTTGCGATTTGGAAACGTAAATGAAGTGGCTCATTTGACTCGCACTATTAATAATCTTAACGCAGTAGCAGCAGGTGCAAATGTTTCGACTGAACAATTAACACAGCAACTTGGAGCATATGCTCAACTTGCAGGGCAATCAGGCGTATCGTCCGCTTATTCAATTCCTCAAGGAGCGGAATTGGCTCGCACAATGCCGGGAATAGATCCTACAAAAAATTTGCAAACGCTAATGAATAACCCCATGGCGCAACAGCAAGTTATGAAAATGGGTTACATGCCTTATCAAGCTGGCGCTATGTCCCCTTCGGAACAACAACGGGCTTTAACATCCGCCATGGGATCTGTTTTTCAAAATTTAACTGGTAAATCCATTGGACAGGTTAATTCCAAATTTTTAAATTCTAAACCCGGAGAATTAGCAATTAGTGATATGATTAATCTTTATGGTTTTCAAGGTTATTCGCCCGAAGAAATAAAAAATGTTATTGATTATGCGCCGCAAAGATCTGCAATTGATAAAGCAGAATCAAAATATTTTAATAAAAATAAAAACGGCGAAATAATTGCAAATGTTAAAGGTATTAAAACTCATTCTGGAAGTTGGTATGATTTACCCGCAGTGTCTGGAAAGCAGGCCAACGAGAGCGAAATTAATAAAATTCTTAAGAGTGCAGGAATCAAAGATCCTAAGCAAATGGAGGAAATTAAAAGGGATTTGGTAACCTCCGGAGTTGCTAAAGATCGCAGACGCGGAGGACACGATTGGATATTAAATGCTGATTGGGAAAAGAAATTATTAAGAGATTTAGACAAAGCTCGCGGACCAGATAATAAACAAGACATATCTAGAGACAATTTTGATAAATTGGTTAATTCATTAGACACTGCTGCGCAAGCTGCTAGGGGACTTAAGGACGCTCAAGGAAAAGACGGCGGCGGAAAAAATAATACGTGATAATAATGGCTAATACTGCAAAAATTATATTTTCTCATCCAACTCAAGCTTTGCCTGATTTAAAATTATCAGTCAACCCTGATTCTATTGTTTGGTCTTATGGATTAAATACTCAAAATTATCAAACTTTTGGCGGCGAAGTTGTTCAAATTCTTTCAATGTTTATTGAGGACATGACCATCACAGGAACCATTTCATCATACAGTAAAATGGAAACAATTTATCAATGGTTTGTTTCCTACATGCAGCTTGCCACTCAGGGTAAAACACAGGCTTATGATACCACACCTGTTACTTTTGAATATCCAGCTCGCGGTTGGAAATTTCTTATTCAACCTAAATCAGCGCCCGGATTTAGGTATGGTAAAGATGTCGTTGCTCCTACTTGGAGTATTAGCGCGGCAGTTGTTGAAAGTCCAGAAAGTTTTGAGCAGTTAATTAAAACAGAAGCTCAAGCTCAAGTCGATGATCCTAGTTTTAAACCTTTTGGAACCGCTACGGCTCGTATCGGATTTCATCAATTTAACCCTTGGACAACTCCTAACACGGGCAAGGCTTATAAGGCTGGCGCAACTCAAGATTATTATAGCGAGCTTAGTGGTGCAAATGGCCCATATAACTCGTTTATTAAATCTTGGCTTCCCGGTTCAAGCGGTGCAGCAGCAACGGAGGCATTGGGAGCCAATTGGTCTAAACCTGCATATAACGCTGCGTTTCAAAATACTGGAAACGGTAAAAACGGTGATGGAAAAGCTCCATCTGAGGACAATAAAAATAATGGCTAATAATCCAATTGATCCCATTCCTTATTCTGCTGAGAATGCAGCTAAATTAAATAGGCAAGCTGGTCCTAGAGTTGACACAGGATATGCAGTTAGTACGCCCGATGTCGATCCTAATAAATTAGATAATTGGACCGTTCGACTTATTAAAACAAATAATAAATACTTGAACCTTTGGGTAGAAGAAGCTTCAATTGATTTTTCTATGACTGGTAGCACTGGTCAAAGTCGTTGGAAAAGAGAATTTTACCCTCATTCATTTGATCAACCTATTTTAAAAATGGCTGGAATAATGCCAAATCAAAGAGAGTATAACAAATTAGCCGCTTTTGTTAGAGAATCTCATTCAGAAGCTTTAAATGTGAATGGTGATATACGACCTCAATCAAATGCCAGTGAAAAATCAAATCTTTATTTAAAACATTATGGCGACGATTCAACAATTCCCCTTCCTACCGTAACATTAATTATGAATCCACGGTCTGTAGAGGGACGACCCAGAAATCAAAAGGGTGCAAGAAAGGGTATGCAATTAGAGGGTTACATTAAGTCTATTGCTGCTGGCGGAACTAAATTTAATTTTGCTCCTCAATTTACCATTGATTTTGTTATTGCCCAATCCGATGGAAATAAAGGCATTTTTGGTAATGATTTAAGTTCAGGATCTAAAATTACGGACTGGATGACTCTTTTTCGCAAGGATGACTTTGGAGCAAAAAATGGCGCTCAAATTAGAAAAAATATTCTTCAGGGTCAATATAACGATGCCATCAGTAATGGTAAGCACATTAGCGCAAACGGTGGCATATCAGATACAGCTTTTACGGGCGCACAAATCAACCATCGTGGAAATGGTGTACAAATTGGAATTAATAGTCAATTTGATTTAACAGACGCAAACGGAAATTAATTATCGTGAAAAGACTAGTGTATAGCCCATCAGTAAAGATTTGGGTAAAAACAGACTTTGGTGTTGTTGATTTAAGTCCTCACATTACAGAGTGCAGGGTTCAGCGTAAAGTAAACGATCTTAGTTCTTTAGACGTTGTATTTCGCAATCCCAAAGTTTTACAAGATGGAAAACCAAGATTTTTGTTTACTCAAAGAGTTCAAAAAGATGGAAACATTGGGCCAGTTTTCCATCCAATGGATCCAATAACAGTCATCTTTGAACGCATAGCAGGTAAACCCATTCAGGTTTTTACTGGTTACTGCGATACCGTTCCATATGTTCAACTATTTCCGGGTACTGCGCGGTTAACTGCTTCTTGCACACTTAAACGATTAAACTATACATATTTTGATCCGGGACTTCCTTTTGTTATGGATTTTATGAGTCAATATGGTTGGCAATTAGGAGGAAATGGAGTTGTTAAAAAAGGCGGGGCAGGAAATAGCGGTACTGCCAGTGTCATCACAGATTCTCAAATCAGTAAAGCTGTTAAATCAACCAATGTAAATGATTCTAGCATTGGGTATTTACTTTATGCCGTATTAAACGAAATTGGTGGTTGGAACAATGACAATATTTATATTCAATCACTTCCTAATAACATATCTCAAATAGTAGGAAAACTTTTTGATGAATTTGCCAAAGATAATAAAAACGTTAACGAAGAAATTGCCAAATTCGTTAGAGAAATTATTGGCAATGGAGATTACGGTAAATTACTTAGCAATAGCACTGATTCTAACGGCGTTACTGGAACAGGAGTAACCATGGTTGGAGACAGTATTACTAACATGAGTAGAACCGAACTTGAAGCTGCAATGCCGGGAATTACTATTTATGCAGAAAATTCAAAACATATGGCATGGGGTCCAGATGGTTATGGATCTTCGACTATGGGCGGAGATTCTGGATTAAAAATCTTAAAAAATAATAAATTATCTCTTGGCGGAATAGTTATTGTTGCACTTGGTACAAACGATGAAGATAATTCTAAAGCTACCTTTTTAAGATCTATTGATAAAGCGATGGCTAATATTGGATCTAATCGAAAAGCAGTTTTTGTTACTGTAACAACTAATAATCATGTTAATGAAGCAATTAGAGAAGCACATTCAAAACATTCTAATTTGTCAATTGCTGATTGGGCTTCAAAAGCAGAAATTGATCCAAATAATCAGCCTCATCCAACTACTCATGGCAAGTTAGTATTTGCAAAAACTATTGCAGATGTTGTTAACACATTAAGACCTGTTGCAACAGCTTCTAATCCGGGTTCAGAGCCTGAGCATATAAGTCTTCCAATTCCTCAAAATGGAGACGGTTTAAATTATTGGGAATCAAATAATAATCCAAAAATTATTGTTTTGCATGTTACTCAAACTGATAATATTGCTGGAACGGCAGATTTGCGAAACTTGAAAGATGGATTAATGAGAAGAAGTGATTGGGCGACTGCGCACGGCATACCAAATCGAGGAATTTCCGTTCATGTTGGAGTTGATAATGAAGGTAACTCTGCTCGCTTTGTTAATGATCAAAATCAAGCTCATCATTGCGGGTATAGATCAAAAGATTCATTAGGAATTGAGCATATAGGATATGCAAGTCAAAGTGTATCTGCATTTACAGATGCGCAAATTAATAAATCTGCTCAATGGGTTGCCTATTGGTCTACTAAATTTAACATTCCGCTTGTTAGGTCTACAACAAATGGAATTTGTGGACACGGCGAATTAGGATCAAGAGGCGGAGATCATCCAGACTGTCCGGGAAACCTGCCGATAAATAAAATTATAAATAAAGCAAAAGCGATTCAAGGCGGGCAGTAATGAAAAGATTAGCTTACTCCCCGTCAATCAAGGTTTGGGTAAAAACAGACTCGGGGGTTATTGATTTGAGTCCATATGTAACCGAATGCACGGTTGTAAGAAAAGTTGATGACCTTAGCAATGCTGAAATTCAATTTCGTAATCCAAAAGTGCTTAAAAATGGTAAACCAAGATTTTTGTTTACTGAAAACGAATATACGGGTTCAGATGGTAGCACTTCAATAAGACCGGTTTTTCATCCTATGGATCCAATAACTATTGTACTTGAACGTATTGCGGGTAAACCCATTCAGGTTTTTACTGGCTATTGTGACACAACTCCATATGTACAGTTATTTCCGGGTACCGCTCGTATCAAAGCGTCTTGCACTTTAAAAAGATTAAACTACACCTACTTTGATCCGGGATTAAATTTTGTACAAGATTTTATGCGCAATTATGGTTGGATAATTAATGTATCTAATGGTACTGCGGTTAATGAAAAACAAGCAACAAAAGATGAAAATCCAAAACAAGTGCCAACTTCATCAGTTCAATTACATGATTCCAGTATTGGCAATTTACTTTATGCTGCGCTTAATGAAATTGGCGGATGGAATAACAATAATATTTATATTCAACCGATCCCCGGCAACATAGCCAAAGTCGTTGGAAATCTTTTTGATGAATTTAAAAAAGACAATTCTAAAGTCAACGAGGAAGTTGCCAAATTTGTCAAGGGTATTATTGGTAGTGGTGGATACGGACAATTGTCTACTCAACCACTTGCAGATTCTAGTACTGCCGCAGGTCCTACTCCAGTCTTACCGTCGCAGGCTCCAGATCTAATTAGACGTTGGAAAGCTGAAGTTGACAGAATTGTTTCTGCCAAAACAAGATACGTTTCTGGTGGAGATGGCGATATACCGGGAGGAGCTAGTAGTGAAAGAGAGGGCAATTATCTTAATAATCCTCCTGTAGACGGCGACGGTGCTTTAATGTTTGACTGCTCTAGCTTTGTATCTTATATGCTTCATTTTATTGGTAAATTAGGTTTTAATTACGCTCCAAGCTCTGATGAATTTTTAACTTGGGGAGAGCCGGGTAGAGGACAGTATCTTACTGTTTGGACAAAGGGGCCTGCTGGACCCAGTGGCCATGTATTTTTTGAATTAGCCAATTCGGATGCTGCTAATAGATTTGTTGGAACTGCTAGTAGCGCACCCGCTGGGCACACTGTATGGTGGCATGCACATACAACAGAAGGATTTACACCTAGACACATTCAAGGTTTTTAAATGAAAAGATTAGTTTACTCTCCATCAATCAAAGCTTGGATCAAAACTGACTCTGGCATAGTCGATTTAAGTCCGTACATAATCAAATGTGACGTTTACAGAGTCATTGATAACATCAGTACGGCTGAATTAGAATTTCGCAATCCAAAAGTACTTAAAGACAATAAACCTAGGTTCTTGTTTACAGAACGCGAAGCTGATGGCAAAGTTCTTCCCGTTTTTCATCCAATGGATCCGATAACAATTATCCTTGAAAGAATTGCGGGCAAGCCCATTCAGGTATTTACAGGTTATTGCGACACAACTCCCGATGTTCAATTGTTTCCGGGGACCGCCAAAATTAAAGCTTCTTGTACATTAAAGCGATTAAATTACACTTACTTTGATCCGGGACTTTCTTTTGTAAACGATTTTATGAAAGCTTACGGTTGGAACTTAGATAAGTCTAATGGTAAAGCTGGTACGGCAGATACTGATAATCAAAAAATTAATAAAGTTAATAGATTAAATGATTCCAGTATTGGTAATCTTCTTTATGGAGTTCTTAATGAAATTGGCGGTTGGAACAATGATAATATTTACATTCAATCACTTCCTCGTAACATAGAAAAAGTTGTTGGAAACCTTTTTGATGAATTCAAAAAAGATAACTCAAACATTAACGAAGAAGTTGCCAAATTTGTCAGAGAAATTATTGGTCGTGGTGATTATGGTAAATTTTCAACTTCAACTACAACAAGTGGAGGAGGCGGAGGTGCCGCTCAACCTTCAACTGGGGGGTCAGGATGGAAGACAACAGAGGCCTCTTGGTTTGATGATCCACCTCCCGGAGCGTCAGGAAAATTGGGTAATGCTCCCGGTGGGCTTTATAATTATGCAGAGTTGGGTACTGCAACAAGTAATGGTTTGGCTACCAATCAAGGTTACATGGCTGCTCTTTTTGGTCGATCTGGCGAATTGCCAATGTTTACAAAAGTCGAAATTAGATACAAAGGAAAATCTATTATTGCATCAAAAACCGATAGAGGATACGGAAGCGGCAGTCCCAATAGAGCTATTGATTTATGGAGAGACGCTGCGGATGCTTTAAACTTTACCCAAGACGGTACGGGTAATGTGGAAATTAGATTAGTTGATTAATCAAATGTTTCAATATCGCTCAATTAATAAAAGACAAGTAAAGGTAGTTTAATCATGCCCGGATCACAAGCTAAAAAACCAGCACCAATATTTCCAAATGCAACTTCATCTGGTTTACATACAATTACTGAGTATGGAAATCAAAGCGCAGCCCATGGATTAATGAAAAGTCAAATTTATGGTATTAGCAATGGTACCATTACCATCAGCGCCCCAGTTAAATCTCGATGGACTTGGGGCATGAATAACGCCAATGAAAGAACACTGATCCTTCAATTTAAAGAAACCATTGGTATTTTTAAAGAAAACGACAGTATTGCTTTGGGTCCCATTTCGTCAAGTGTAAATCTTGGTGACGGACAATGGAAACCGGTTAATAAAGGCGTTTCCGAAGGATGGGTTACTCAAAGTAATCGGGTTCGCGTAGTTATGAAACCTGAGTTTGCACTAGGCGGTGAACCTACAACAAACGGAGCCGTTTCCCCAAGAAAATTTGTAGATTTTTCACTTGGCAATGCAGACGAAAACGGTAATCCAATTGCTAGTGATCCTACTGGTACTCCAACGGATCAAACAATTTTACCCGGTACTCAACCAAGCGGAGAAACCATTGACGTTGGGGCAATTGCTAAAGCTGCTGCTTATTCAACATTTTTTTCTATGCCCGGATTCGTTAGCACAATAGAATCAAATTCATTAACTGGTCAAAGAAGTTTAATGAATGATACTCCTCTAATGCCTTTTATTCAGCAATTGTCCATGGCTTGTCTAAGGCAGTTCATGTCCACTCCGAGTGGAGACTTTTTTGCTTTTTACCCAGATTACTTTGGCGGTTTAGGAAAAACTCCTTATTGGTTTATTGAAGATATTGAAATTATTAGTGGCAGCATCGAATTATCAGATGATGAATTATATACTCACGTTTATGTAGTTGGAGATATTGTTGGACCTCCATCTGGTGCGGCCAGTGGTAGTGGCAACGTAGATGTTTATGATAAAATAAATACAGGCGGAGTGGTTAGTGTATTCAATGCTTTTATGGCCGACTTTCTTAATGGCGTAGATGCAAAAGGTGATCTTAAAGGCGTAGATCCTAAAAAATATCCGACGCTTGTTAAACAAGAAGATGCAATTAACTTTTTGCGCAAATACGGAGCAAGACCGCATTATGAGCCAGCCCCTATGGTTAGGGCACCAATTTATGAAGCATTTTTAGCATATCAAAAATTTTGTTTATATTGGTCTCAACAATTTAAAACTCAATTTCAATTTACATTTATGCCCGAGCTTTTTCCCGGCGGTATCGTAGCGTTTCCCGAACATGGATTGCAGTGCTATGTCAGTTCTGTGACTCATAACTGCTCGTATGAAAATGGTTTCACCACTACAGCGGAGTTAATGGCTCCTGCGGCATATAAAAATGGAGACGGGACTCCAGCAGATCCAGATAAATCTTGGGTTCATGCAGGAATGATTAGAGCTTGGCCTACTACAGATGCCGTTGGTACATTTAAAGATGCAACGGATAAAGATCCATCTAAATCGGATAAGAAATAAATAATGTCAATTCGCAATCATATTAATCCTGCGTTTGGTCCTAGGCATTCTGCGCGAATTCATACAGTGCATACGGATACCCGCAAAATTGAAGCTCAATTAAAAGACGGAGGTAATATTCAAATTTCATTATTTGACGTTCCATCATTTTTTGTTTGGCCCAAAGAAGGTGAATATTGGATCGTCCGTCAAGATGGAGGGTATTGGAAACTTGATACTAAATTTGATAATGTTGATGACACTCAAGTTGTGCATTTAGCTCCCGGAGAAGCCAAGGTTGCGGCTGAAGTTATTAAGACTCCTAGCGGATCATCTTTGGTAACAATAGATAAAACTAATGTAATTGAAGTTGGGTCGATTAAGATTGTTATAGGAACCGGAGGTCCTGAGGGCGTTACTACAGCACCGATTGGTAGTTTATTTCTTAGAAAAGATGGTGCGGCAGGAAGCACCTTGTATGCAAAAACATCTGGCGAATCAAATATTGGTTGGAGCGCTGTAGGTTAACCAACTTCTATCATGTAATATATAGATATGACTTGGAGCATAGGATTAACAGAAGACGGTGATTTAGCCCTTGGCAGCAAAGGCCTTGCCAAAGTTGCCAATGAACAAAAATTAATGCAAGATATTAAATGCGAATTACTTGAAAAAAGAGGATCTAATCGATTCAATGAAAATTACGGCAGTAGTTTAGAAAATAAAATTATAGGAACTACGCCAAATTCTCTTAACGATTTACATTTACAAATTGAAACAGAAATAGCAGCAGTTGTCAATCGTTATAAAGCTCGTCAATTATCAAGAGCCAAAGTAGATAAAATGTCATTTGGTAAGGCAACTTTAACTGCCAGAGAAGTAGTAATAGATTTTCAAATTACTAAATTAGAGCAAAATTTAACCGCTGCTAATGTTGAAATTAATTTCATAACTGCAAAAGCAAACCCCGAAGCTTATCCAATAAAACTATCAGTATCTTTATAATATGGCTACACAAGATCAAATTTCACAAAGTATGATTACCCAATTAAGGGCGCTTGATCCTTCTATTTCTGCGGAAGTGGGAACCCCAGAGCGTAGGATTATTGATACTGTTGCGCAAGCAATAGCAGATGCTCAAGTCGATCTTAATGTGTTAAATGGGGCATTTGATATTGATGCAAAATTTGGAACTGATCTTGACAATATGCTGGCCATTCTTGGATTTGGTCGTCAAGCTGGTAATCGCGCAACGGGTTACGTAACATTTTCAAGAGAAACCGCTACAACAAATCCAGTTATTATTCGATCTGGCACCACAGTCTTTACCCCTAATGGTGGTGATGGAAATACAAGCGTAGTATTTAGAACTACCACAACTGTAACATTGCAGGCCGGAACTACTGAAGTTATTGCCCCTATTGAAGCTATTCAAGGCGGCATCATTGGTAATGTGGCTGCAAATACTATTACTGAAACAGTTGGAGCGCCCGTTTATGGCATTACTGCGGTAAATAACGAATACCCAATTACCGGTGGAACAGATAGCGAGTCAGACACTGAACTTAAAGCAAGGTTTACTACCGCCGGTCCTTTTAGAAACCTCGCTGGTACCAAAGATCAATTTTTATCACTTGCGCTTTCGACTAAATCAAAGAAAGCAAATGTCGTCGGTCCAATTTCTAAATATAGCGAATACATTCAAGTTCCCAGCGTTTCTGATACAACGTCGGGAGGCAATGGTCCATCTGATAAAATTCATCAATTTACAACTAATTTATCAAATAATAATAATTCGAAACATATTTATGATAATTTACCATATTTTGTTGCTAATGATTCAGGTTTGTCGCCAATTTATTATACTTCCGGTTATGATTATCTTTTAAACATCTTACCTCAAGATAAAAACAAGGGTGACGCCGCTCGCAATATTGGGACGGTTGATCCTACCTCAACTGAGTCCCCAGTATTGTATCAACCCAATATAACATTTACCAATGTTTATATAGGCAATATTAGCACCCGTCCAAGTAACGCAATCGCTCCGGGCGACGTTCTTTTATTTGAACATTCTTATATGTCTACAGCATCTCGCAATGACTATGATCGAAACATTTTAAATTGCGTTGATGTTTACGTTAATGGAGAGGATGCAACGACCGGCAATGTAACAATTCCTCGTCCCGGAAGTTCTGTTCCAACATTTCAATTTACTGATGATACGACTAGCGCGTTTTATATTGATAATTATAGACGAATGGGTGAGCCGGGTAGGCGACCCGTTAAAGGAAATGTATTAACTCCTTTATATCATCAACCAGTTATCGATTTGCCAGATCAAATTAGTTTAAGTAATGGAACTTTTAATAAAGATGAACATTATTGGTTAGTAGAAGAGGTAACAGATTTAAATGGAACAATAAGGGCGAGGAACGGCATTGAATGGTCTACAACTATTCCGTCGCAGGGTTCAGGAGATGTTACCGGCGGTCCATATACAGGTCCATACATTAACACTAGTTCTTTATCAATGGCTACGTTAGCAACCGCGTTGCCAAATTCTTCTGCCGTATCAACAACTACCAATGCTTCTGATTCCGGTAATCAAATATCAGTATCAACTTCGTCAGCAACGGACGGCACTGCCACATTGACAACTTCAGCCGCTCATAATTTAAATGTTGGCGACACAATTAAAATTAGTGGAATTACAGGAAGTACAGCACTTAATTTAACTTCAGCAGTTTGTACTACCGGAACCGCCGGTAGTACAATCAAGTACAGTATAACTGGAACTTTGACCGGAGATGCTAATACGGGCAAAGTGACTTTGGTTACCATAGCAGCTACTAACTTAACTGCAATCAAAGTTACTTCAACTGATCCATTCCCAGCCTCAGGATATATTTTAATTGGCAGTGAAATTATTAGTTACAGTGCAAAAACGTCAAATACATTTACCGGCATCAATAGGGGGCAATTTGGAACTACGGCTGCTGCAATTACTGCTTCTGGTGCAATTGTAAATGTTTTGATGGAAGTTGCGTCAACCACAACAAGGCAATTTCCTGACAATGATTACTTGCTTATAGATTCAGAGCAAATTCAATACTCCTTGCTTCCAAATAAACCAAGTTCACTGCTTCAAATTAAACTCAGGGGTGCAAATGGCAGTTATGTAAATTCGCATAACGCCAATTCTACCATTGCATTATTGTTATCAACTATTGATCCCTCTATCGATGTTAATAATTATCAATATGATAGTAATATTATCGCGCTTCAATCTTTATTAGAAACAAATAAACAAGTAACTACCGACGTTCTTGCTCATAAAGCCAAAGTAAGATATTTTAAACCCGATATTACTGTAATGTATTCAACTGGCGCTAACAAAGCATCGGTCAATGAATCAATTCGACTTGCTTTAATGAGGTATTTTGACAATGTTTATTTTGGAAATGAAATTCAATTATCAGACATTATTCAAACTATTCATAACGTTGGCGGAGTTGACAATGTGCGTTGGTCTAAAGACGTATTAGATCAAAATAAAACCGAGTACGATAACACTGAAAGTTCACGGGTTAGGTTAACTGAAACAAATAAATACGGTCAATCGATTAGTAAACCAGTACTTGATTTGATTAACATTGGAGATGGTCGCACGGCAACGCAGTATAATCTTTACCTTCCATATTTGCCAAAACAAGACGCAACCGGTCTTCTTGCTCCAAGTAATTTAACTGCCGTTGAATATTCCACTGGCGCATTACTAAATGTGGCTTATTATTATAAAATTACTGCAATTAATGCAAATGGTCAAACTACTGCATCAAGTTATGTTACTGTGACTCCATCGGTAACAAGTAGGTCAATTAAATTAACTTGGGATAGAGTTAATGAAGCCACTGGTTATAAAATTTATCGCAATACATCTAATTCATGGACAAGTGGAAGTCTTTTACTAGATGAAATTTATGATGAACTTTCATATATTGATGATGGATCTGTAACTTTAACCGGTGAAGTTCCTCCAGCAATTAATACAGCTTTAACTAATATAAGCAAAAATTATGTCGTAAGTAATTTTAAAGTTCAGTACGGTAAAAATGAACCTGAAGTAATTGAATTTGATGATTTTAGAATTCAAATATACGATGCAAATTTCAGTTATTCAATGAACGATGTTGTATTGTATGGATCTACATACTATCAATCTCTTGTTGATAACAATGTTGGAGCCAACCCTTCTACCGATACAAACTCTTGGAAGGTTGACACCGTAAACAAAATTGGATTTACGGCTAAAATGAATAGTAATTATACATTGATTACTGCTTCAAGTTCCGTAGATTTTAAAGTTGATCCATCATTTAATTATCCGATTACAATTACATATAATAGTAAAACCGATAAGGACGTATTAGCGGTCGTAGGAATAAATGTTAATACTGGTTATGGCGCATATAATGAAGATTTTCAAATTGGTGATGACGAACTTGCAGCCCTTCCGGAAGGAGTGTTATCTGGCGGAGTCACTGACATATCATCGGTTATGACTATTAGGGTTAAGTCTCAAAATACTTGGAATAGCGTACTATGAGTAGACCAACTTATGATGCCCTAGTAGATGAACAGTATTTAGTTGAAGCATTAACTAGCTCTGGTAACATTGTTAGTTATCTAGACAATTTTCCAGAAGAAGTTTTTAATACTTCGCCCGATTCTAGGCTTTACAAATTTTTATATACTTTAATTGGTCCCGCTGGAGTTAGCTTTTTAAAGTTAAATTATTTTTATGCACGACTTCAATTAGAAGAACATGGATTTAATTTTGATCAGCTTGACAAATTGTACGGCAACCCATTTCGATTTGCAAGAAATTTTGATGAATCGTATTTAGAAAATTCAAAAAACATTCTTGATGCTGACTCTTGGGCTTTGATTAAATCTCTTGATGAAGCATACAGACAAAGAGCGATTGATTATTTTTATGCTGCACGATTGGGACCAACAGTTGAGGGAATGAGATTAGCCGCTAAATCAGCGCTTGGTTACAATACAAGAATTATTGAAAATTATCAACACATTTTTAATCAGCATACAGATCAAATATTAAATTATAATTTTAATATTAATGCAAATAGGAATGGATATTATAACACTGAAGAGTTTACAGTCGTTCCTAATGATCCTGCCCCCTCTAATTTAAAATCAGATAGCATTAATGAAGTTCTTAGCGTTTTTGCTAATGCTGAAAATCTTAAAGAAGTTGATGCGCAAACTATGCGCTTACTTCGGGATGCTGTTGAAAACCTTAAGCCAATGAACACTGTTTTAAATACTAGTTTAGGACAGGCAGATTCTCACCCTATAGATATCAAATCAGTTTCCGCTAGTAGTGAATTTTATCAAGTTACTAAATTTGTTACAGGAAATAGTAATATTAATTGGCCGACTCAATCTGGCAATGATTTTAATTCTATCTATTGGGTTGAAGCAGATGTTGAGAAAGAAGCTCCTAGAAATCATAATGATTTTCAGCAACACTATCAAGGATTTTATAAACCAAATCTTGTTACTGCTTCGTCATACGCCGTTGGTAGTTTAGATAATTATTCAGCATTAATTACAAAGTTTCCTGCTTTAAAAAACCTTTCTAGCGGAGCTGTGTGGTCTGCGGACAAAGCATTGGCGGATTATCCTGAACCTATCTCTGTCACTCGTCAAAACGCAAATACAAATACAAGCTTTGTTAACCATGAATATCCAATTGATTATTTGAGTCTTAATAATGTTCCGACAGTTACTTATCAACGTGATAAACTTTGGATATCTGAATTAAAAACTTCGGGCGATGATTATTTAATAATTGATTTAGGCAGTACTCAAAGTGTAAACTTTTTGATATTTGAAATACTTAATGCTCCCATTGATATTGAAATTTCATATGCGGATGATATTCAAGACACATCTTTGCCTAACCTTTCTTCAATCACTTGTGGTAGTGAAGCGGGAAGCACAACTTACACATACACATTTGTAAGCGATCATAATTTGCAAGTTGGTGATTCTGTAACTATTACAGAAGTTAGCGGGGCAACTTGTTACAATGGAACGTTTACCATTAGAGGTACCCCAACTACATCATCATTTACTGTACAGGGAAATATTGCTAATCCGTCTCAAACAGCAAATATAACCAAGGTCAAAGTAGTTAAAAACGTCTGGACTTATCAACCAGTTGTGTTTGATCCACTGTATCCAAATCATACATTGTTAGATTATCAAGGAACTAGTTTAAACAAGTGGGGAATTTCAGCTTTTACATTTGATATGGTTTTTGGCAGATTTGTAAAAATTAAATTTACAAGAAATACCGATGTTTATTTAAATCAAGAACGATTTCTTGTTGATACATCTAAGACTCCTGCTGAGGCTAGCCCATGGCCAATTGTTGTTAAAAACCTTAGGGTTGGAAGGAATATCGTCTAATGGCAGACAAAACGGGAAGTTCAAAATTATACATAAAGGGTGGGGCGCATGTTGCCGTATGTCCTCCTGCCGAAACAGCCAATGATATAACTAAAAATCTTAGCGGCGTTGTTGTAGAACAAAACAAGAGATCATCTTTTGCAAACATTACATCATTAACGCAAGAATTTTATCTGCCGAATGATTATACCAGAGTTGATAAAACTCCTGACTTAACCGGAGCACAGGTTTATCTTAATGCTACAGCTAATAGCAAAGTCAAATATCGTATTTATAGATATGACAAATCTTTAAACCCTAGGTACTTAACCTCTATTGATATTACTAATGCAATTAGTAGTGATAGTGGGACTAAAGTTACTTACACCACTATTACTAAACATCAACTAGAAGTTGGAGATTATGTAAACATTGAAGGATTTACAACTACAGGATTTAACGGTCCATTTATTATTACTGATGTTCCTTCTACAACCACATTCAAAGTTGCTAATACAACTTCGGGTAATCAAAGTACAACCGTTGCAAAAATTGCTAGGCCGCCTCGTAGTTCAAAATATTTAAAAAATAATGGCGTTCCTTATATCAAAATTGGAACTTTATTAGACAAAGATGAGATTAGTTATAAATGGAAATTGATAAATTATGATGATTTATCTAGTACAGCTTGGTGGCATGGAACTTTTGTTTACGACAAAAAAATTAAAATACCAAAAAATAGTTTGTTAGTAAGGTTAGATAAAAGGTTAAAAGCAAATAATATATTATATGATGAATTAACAGTTAAAAATGTACATTTTAAAAAAAATAAAATGATTATAAATGTGTATGACATTAATCAACGTACTAAAGATGAGTATCAAAGAATAGTATATGGTCAAAAAGGTAAAAAAGGAATTCGAGAAGGTTTTAAAGGTTATTTGCATTTAAAAAATCAAACAAAATATATAAAGGGACCTTTTCTTGATGAATATTATTCAGAGATTTGGGCACCGATAACTAAAAGAACAATAACTGAGATCATTCATTCGAATATATCTTTTGATGAAGGCGAAGCTTATTATAAAGAACCACTTGCAGTTGATGCAAGATATGATTCTGAGGTTGGCTGGGTTGGCGTTGTTGAGGGAGAGGCAACTGCTTCAACTACAGGTGATCAATGGCTAGACATCAAATTTAAACCAGTTGAAATATCTGATAATTGGGTTGGGCAAAAATTTAAAATTGTTATTGAAGGCGCAGGAATTAATAAAATTTATTATAATACGCCTAGCGCATTGCCAAGTAACGCAACTGCTTATAAGGCGGATAACACTGCGCTTGTGTCTGGTGCCACATCATCAGCAATGATAAGAGTACTTGCGGCAGTAGCAAACGAAGGAACCGACTTTTTATCTAATAAATTTAGATCAGTTGTTTCTAATTACAATGTTGAAGGGTTATTAGCTGGCGATAATGATTTTTGGTCCTCTAAGCCTAATCCATCAAAATATGGAGTTGAAAGTCTTTATTTTGACGTTTCTGATGCTACTGGCGATTCTGCTGTAGTCGATGCGGTTTATCTTGATTCGGCTTCTCCCGGTGTTAACTTTAATGTTTACTATTCAACTGATGATAATGGTCCGGGGACGGATACTGATTCTTGGAATAATCTTTTGTGGCATCACGTTCCTAAAACTTTCAAGGCAACTACTCGTCAAAGTTATATTTTGCCTAACCCAATTACTGCCAAGTATATCAAAATAGAATTTTCTTCTTTGCAGGCAGAGTATTACAACCCCGGCAAAAACGCTAAACCTATTTATTATTACAAATACCCCAGTTGGGTTGTTAATTATTTTCTATCAATTTATGATATGCAGTATAACAAAACAGAAGATCCGTTTATTGCAGGTCAAACAAATCTTAGATACGATTTGTTAAAATTAGCTTTTAACTACTACAGGGGCGACATTATAAACACAACTCGCGCCCCAGTTGTAATTGAGGACACTAACAGTCAAAACAATATTGTTACCAATCTTTTAAAAAATGCAACTGTTGAATTGCAAGATTACGATTTAACTAGTTTAACTAACATTAAGGCATCTTTTGATCAATTTCAAAAACATCCCGGTTATAATGCTAGGTTAGATGGAGTAGTTGGCAAAGCAGCTAACTTAAAATCAATTGAAGAGTATTTCAATTATTCAGTTGAACGTCTTTCTTCTGCAAGGGCAAATACTGTAGATGTATCTAGTACAGACCGCAATCATTTGCTTTTAGAAAAAAGTATGCCCACAATGTATTTTTATCCAACTTGTAGACACGCTTACATGGAAGCCTATGCTAAGTTTGAAAACAATAAAGCTTACTTTGTTAAAATCAAAGAAATTAGATTTGAACGCAATAACCACACCGTAATTAGTGATCAGGAACTTTATAAATTTGTTCCGGGCGATAATAAAAATTACGCCTATTCTGATTTTACTTCGTCCTCTGATGGGTGGTCAGTTTCATGAGTTATATTACATACGATACCGCTAAAGCCAATCAACAAGAAATTATTTCTGATTACTTTGATAGCGCATTCGGTCAATGGTCAAATTATGGAACTGCCGACATTGGTCAAAGAATTAGCTTAATTAATCAAAAACACACTGATTTAAAATCTTTTTATCCAGCCGTTTATAAAAATCCATATATTGTTGATCTGTCTTCAAAAACAATGGATCAATTGGCAACCGTGTCTATGGATAATATCAATGCTCAAATTTTGGTTAGGGCCGGAGAAACTTGGAGCGCTGGAAGCATTGTAACCACAGGAGGTTGGAAAAAATTACAATTCAGTTGTAGTGCTACGCCTACAACGGTTTATTCTAAAAATAGTTCAATTGATATTAATGCGTATCAATCGACCGATTACATTCTTGTTTCATTGCCAAGTGTTCCCAGCGCTATTGATAAAACTAATTCGTCTATATCATTAACTACTGATACTACCGCTAGTGGATTTGATGTAAATCAAACAGACGTAATTACTTTTGATGCAGTAGGGACAACTTATACTAACGAGTCTCCTAATAACAATGTCGAATTTAGAATACCTTTAAATTTATTAACTAATGTATTAAATTTAACTAATACAAATAAAGGTTTAATAACAGGTATTAAATTTACAATTCAATTGTCAACTGGCACCGACACTTTTTCTTGTGCGGCTGTGCGATGCGTTTCATCAGATTGGAAGTACGCTCCGCTTGATATTAACACACTTGAAAAGGTTGTAGTTAAAACCGTCCCGCCTAATGGCGCACTTATCTCTAGCACATTAGGAAGCGCAATTAACACCGCTGCGCCAACTTCAATTACTCTTGCCGATACTTCTAATTTTCCTACTAGTGGAATAATATTAGTAAGTAATTCTGAATACATTAGTTACACCGGAAAAGGTAGTTCTAATACATTAACTGGAATTACTCGCGGAGTATATAATAGTAATTATACAATTGCATCAGATGGATCCCTAGGAACTTTAAAAGATCATGTTGCAGGTGAAAGCGTTGTTTATTATAATTTTAATTATCCAATAAATCCAAATAGTAGCAATTTGCCTTCAAGATGGCCATTGTTATATAGGACTTTTGATGATCAGGGTGGTACATCAGATAATGATCCTAAAATTTTAAATGGATCCGTTTATGCAGTTATTAATACCAGTACGTCTATTGGTAATAATTCAACATCTATTGAACCAAATGTATTTTCTTTTTATTTTAGAAATGACGGAAGACCGGTAACTCAACTAGAGTTAAATAAAAAATTGCAAAGAGATTTAAATAGTTTATCTAATGTAAATGATGCGGTTCCAAATGATATTCAAATTACTCAAAAAGATTTAAGTAAAATTCCCGGAAATAAAGCAAGTTTAACGTTGCCATCTCCGTTATCAGGCACATATCAAGTAAACGCAAGCAATTCAGAAAACTCAAGTGGAAAAACTCAAGTTGATTTGAGCGTTATTCCGGGCACATTTGCAACTTCATCTTTGAGTGGCAAATGTACTCCTTCTACTACTCAAATTTATCAGGAAAATCCAAATAGTGCAGCCAGTGCAGCCGGTCAACTTCAATCTCAAATTGAACAAATTACTACAAAAAATATTGCTTATTTGGCGACCACCCTTGAATGGTATAAAAACGACAACAATTTACAATTTACAATTAGAATAAATGATGAACTATCTTCTTTATTTGTGTTTAATATTACAAATGCATTGTCTTATTGGCAAACTAACAAAGTTCTTGTTTTTAAAGCAACAGTACTTGATAACACAATTCAATGTAAATTATTTGAATTAAAAAATAATGAACTCGTTCCGTTTTATGATACTGGAGTTATTGAAAGCATGTTTTTTCATAATACTCGGGGGTCATTTGGTTGGTCGGCAGATCTAAAGGACGGTCAAACTCAAATTCAAAGCATACGTTCAAATCGCATGATTTATGGTGAATATAAATCTAGCATTATGAATAGTATTACACCTGTCAAGGGTGCTCAAATTTTTGCCAATCAAACTGATGAAAAAGAATTAATTACAGAAGATCTTAAATCAAATCAATGGACGACGAACACTGGCGCACTTTCAGCAAAAATTGATAATAAAGATATTAAAAAACCAATTAAAATTTATACAATTAGTGATGCTAACACTAGTGCTTGGCAAGGCGTAGAAACTAATAAATTTAAAATTGAAAATTTTGAAGATATTTATATAACTTTTGATCTTAATTTTTCATCTACTGATAATAACATTGCTGCATTTTTATATGATAGAGATCGTAATAAATTATTTGAATTAAACGTTCCCTCTTTTACATTGGGTCAATGGCAATCAATTAAATTAACTCCTTACAGCGATAAAGTTTTACCGGGTAATTATAGCCTAGTTATTGTAGAAGATGGTTATAACAATAGTAGCGCTTGGAGTATTAAGAACGTCTCTGTTAAACAACGCGCTATTAATTGGCAAGGTCGTTCTTTTATAGATGGCGGTTGGGAAATTGGAGACAGAGACTGGATTAATAACCACTTTGTCAATTTGATACCAGTTAATAAATTTACAGATACTATGAATAGTAATGACGGAATGGTATTTGCAAAATCTGACACTGAATTGCAAGTTCGCGCTCAAGCATTAAATCAATTTGTTGAAATTCATCTTTTTGATGTTCAACCTAAGTACGCAACGCCCGGTAATTTTATTTGGAAAGATAACATATCATGAGTTCAGTAATTAATACAATTGGCACTTATCCTCCATCAATTGGTTTTTCTATTACTAAAGATGGTGGAACTTTGTCTGATTACGTTTTATCGTGGAATGGTAAAAGTGGAGCGACTAATGGTAGTCAAACATTCAATCTTCTTTCGGGCGGACAAGCCTTTACAGTGCCGGTTAATACTCCAATTAAGTTTACTCCTAATTTTGCTAACTTACCATCAAATAACAAAATTATCCAACATAAATGGAGTTTTGGAGACGGGCGCACCGCTTTAATAATGAGTCCTTTGGCTGCGGGTAATGATGGATCTATATATCATACTTACGATTCTGGATTAGTTCCCGTTTCAACAACTACAACTTGTTTTATTGCAACCTTAACAGCAATTGATCAATATCAACGTCATGTGCGGGCGTATAAAACTATTTATCTTTATACGCCTTCGTCTTAATTTCCCAGAATATACATAAAGTCTTTTTTGCTCATCCTTTGGCTAATTGCTTGATCGGCAATAGCTCCCTTAAAGATGGCATCATGATATCCCATTTTGTCAAGAACAACTTTAAGTTTTCTGTCTTCTACTGAGTTTGCCATTAGCAGTGTGTAAAATCTGACGGTTTCAAAGTTAGATGTTACTCGGTGAATGCGATTCTCGCGCTGAGTATAAGTAGACCACTTCCATGGCAAGTCGTAATGAATGCATACGGAACCAACTTCAAGGTTAATAGAATCTGAACCTGCATCCGAAGACAAAAACACTTGAATATTTGGATTTGTCTTAAACTTATCCTCTGCCTCTTGTCTCTGCTTTGCCGTGCCGCCATAGTAAACATGAGATACGCCCCACTCGTCAAAGTACTTGCGCAAATCTGGCATTAATCCATTATTGAATGCAGAAAATACAGTTATCTTTTCGTCAGGGTGCGTTTCTGTAATAAGAGATTTAAGCACCTCTAACTTTGCATGACCATCATTAGTAAACTTCTCAGGTTTAATAACATCCATTAGCTTAGCTGCAACCTCTGATCCCGACTTGTCAGGCGCACTGGCACCCAAATCAAATGCCTCTTGCACTGCCGCCTCAAATGCTTCAAATGCAGCAGCAGAATTAAGAACCATTGATGGCATATTGCAGATCATCTGAAGTATTGTAATAATTGCAAGGATGTTTACGTCGTCCGGATCAACCTTACGAGCTTCTTTGCGCACTGAATCATAAAGACTGCGCTGCTTATCATTCCAATCAATAAAGTATGGCTCAGATATAACATTAGGAAACATCTTTGCAATGTCTTGATCGTGCTTATCTACCTGATGAACAATATGAGAAGCCTTAAGTCCCATTTTGTCTAGGTTGTGCCATGCCGCTGGTTTATTGCGATCAAAGTAATCGTACCTTGCGACGTATTCGTTACGAAACTCTTTGACTGTTCCGTAAACATCTGGATCAATAATCCTAATGCAGTTGAAAAAATCCTCTGGATTGTTTTCAATTGGTGTTGCTGACAGCATGTATTGCCGTAGCTCAGCCCGCTCTTTATCTTTCGATACTTGCGGGGGTGGTGTCGTATAAAGACACTCAACTACACCTTTATAATTTTGGGACGATCTGGTTTTTAGTTTAGTTGGCATCTCATCCCAAATGATAAAGACGCGCTTGCCTCCGATTATGTTCTTCAGTTCTTCTGTGTCTACTCTAAACTTCTCATAGTTGAGAATGAGTACTGTCTTATCAGAAGAGACCTCTGAATAAAGTTTTTCTCTTTTAGCTCTATTACCCCGAATGACGGTTGAATCAATTCCTACAAGCCTCTCTAGGCTTCTCTGGGTGTTAATAGTGTTGTGGCTCTTTACCACAAACAATGCTAAGTCAAAATTGTCTTGGTCGTAGTGATATTTGAGCAGTGCTGAAGCGATAACAGTTTTGCCTGTTCCAGTAGACCATTCAACTACTCCGCCCTTAAGATCTTTAAGAAAGTTAAACCCTTGAACCTGAAAAGGAAGAAAACCATTGATCGTATTATCAAATGGCGATTCAATCTTAACTTCGGGTACATTATCTAATGATAAATACTGATCAATATTTGGCGTTGGATCTTGCGTCCAAACCACTTCTTTGTTTAGATCTTTGCAAAGAGAAAGAAATCCATCAATCCGTGCTGTTGATACAGACCTGTACCTGCCAATGTATTCATCAACTTCATAAAAGAAAGATTCATCAAAAGCATTAACGAGCCATTGATCTACAAAATCAGGATGAGGGTCAAGGATTACAAAATTGCTTCTGTGATCCTCGCCCTTCTCATCAAGTTCAAATAGTAATTCGGATGTAAGTAGTTTCATTGCTCTTGTTTAGCAGCGGGCAAGCCCGGAGTTTGCAACAGTTCTTTGGTTCGACCAAGAATCTTTTCCCACATCTCTGGAGGAGCAACTTCTCTAATAGCCTGCATGAAAGCATTGAACTGAGTTCTAATCTCATCAAGGGCTGCGCCTTCTGTTCCAGAGTCCATCTTTTCCTTAAGCTGGATCAGTGTAGCAACATCCTTAACCTCAACTGGAACATCGCCATTGAGAAGAGCTTCAAAACCCTTCTGAATAGCTACATCAATATATACACGCCTAGCAATAGCTCCATTAATGCCCTCTTCAACATTAGCCTGAGCCTCTTCTGCTTCGGCAGCAATAATCTGGCGAATGGCAGCCTCTTCATAATTCAAATGGTTTTTAGCATGACGACCAATAGACTGACGATTAATATCAAAGATCCTACTAATCTCAGAATAACTTGTGCCAAGCGCAATCATTCGATCAATGGCTTTAGAGAAATCACTAGAGCAAACATTGCACCTAGGATCTCTGTGATGCACAGGGGTCTTAACTACAACCTTTTCAGGCTTGTTGTTATCAAATTGTGGTTTATTAAATTGAGGCATAATTTAATACCGCGTAACACTAGCGATAGTATGAGGCTCCATTAGATTTACGTTGTTCGGGACTGTTGACCTTACGACCATCTGGGTGAGTTCTATTGTAAATTCCTGCGACAATAGAAGGATCTGGCGTTCCAATAGTAGTGTAAATTTCTCTACGACGACGCTGATGAAGATGCTCTTCAAAAAGAATTGGAGCATCGCCCTTGATTCCCTTGACCTTGCCTTCGCCCTGATACCACTTGTGACCATTCTTGCATTCAAACTCAGGAAAGTCAATGATTAACTCATTGCCCTCTTCGTCTGCAACGCTTTGAGAGGTCGGATTAAAATTACCTGTTTCCTTGCCCTGCTCTTCGCATTCACGACAAATTTCATTCTTAGCATCTTCCCTAAGAAAATCATCTGCTAATTGATTAAGTTGGGTATTGGTGTACTTACGACCGTCTTCATACTCAAGACCTTCTTCGTAATTATTCCATCGACTATGCCACGCCATTTTCAACCTTCTCCTCTGCAAAGTACTCTTCTGCTAATTGCATCATGGCCTGCTCTACATACTGACCAACTGAAACTGTTGTGATACCCATGATGTCAGCAACATCTTTTTGCTTCTTGTCTAAAATGACATTATAGTAAACTGCTTCTCGCTTACGAGCAGACAGGGTTTGCAATCCATGATCTAAATCCCATAGTGAGATGTTAATGGTCTCTTTGCTTTTTGTGCCATCATCATTATATACCCAATACGAATGCTCAATGACATGGGTTCCTTGACTTGCGTATAATTCTTTAAAAGTATAATAGTGTCTATATACTTCTCTTAATACCCGATGCTTTGGAATTGGTTCACTTAGTTCTTTTTTCAATTTTATATCCTAATGCTGTAAGGCCAACTGCGAATGCATCGCAATGATCGAACACTTTCTTCCACTCTGGTTTAAACCGTTCTGTGGACGGAAGAAGCTCAATGACACCGTTTCTAACGGCAACCTTTGTAGCCTTTCCACTACCACCAATGTTCTTTTTAACTGTTGATGCTGCAATTTGCTTGATTTCAATACCACTTTGAATGGCTACCACCTGTACCGCAGTAATTGCGGTCATGGCTTTTTGTCTGTGAATAAGATTTCCAATATTTCCTCCAGTCGGAGGAACAATCTCATTGGCTATCATATCAGGTTTAAATAATTTAATCAAATCATTTGCTGTATGCGCCCAATATTCAATAATCCTAAGTTTATGATCTTGATAAGTCTCTTGATCTTCTTTTAAAACACCTTTAATGCCGGATGTTGGAAAAGACTCAGTTCCTGAAAAAACTTCTTTGGGTCCAGTTTCAAGTAAAGCATAACCCATGCGATCAGCGCCGGGATCAAATGCTAAAACTCTCACAAAGACCCTCTAATGGGAAGCTCCCAATTTTCAGATGGATCTGGAATATTTCCATTGTCCAAACAATCACTGACGTAATGCCACTTTTCATAAATGGTATCAATTAACGGTTGGTTTCGATTAAAAATGAACTCTTTAAACTCATGTGGAGAATTCTTGTTAATACAAAGAACAATTGTTTGTTCAAGATCAAAGAAATCCATGTAGATATTCATCTGACACTCATACTTAGCTGCGGACCAATCTGGCAATGTTGAGCGCTTGAAATCAAAACTGCCCATTGTCTTAAAGTCAACAAGAAACTCGCCTTGGCCGGGAATGCTAATTGGAGCAACGTCGGCAGATCCTCTACACCAATGATATGCCTTGGGCTTGCCGTTTTCTTCTGCCCAAACCTTTTGACCGGGACGCTCAATTGCATCTGCATCGGCGTACCCAAGTTGATTGACTACGATCTCTTGTAGATAGCCATGCCAAAAGTGGCCAACCTGAAAGGTTTTTCTAAGACCTGCGCCAATAGGATCACGCTCAGTTGCTCCAGTAACTTTATCAAATAGCTCTCTAGGAGTTAGTGTGCAATCGCCGGATGGATGCCAAGCATCATCGCCCTTCTTTGATTCATAATTGTATGTCCATTCAAAATCGCCCTTCTGTTCAATAATGCGATCAAGGTGAACGGCAAGCTTTGTCTTAGTAACAAGCTTGCGAGCCATGCTGTGCTTTGTAAGTTTAATTGCCATATGATTCCGTATCATCAGCGACCCTACGAACTACCAGATCAATAAATCCTTTACTGTCTGCTAGTCGTGAGTCTGGTTTATAAAAACGAAGAGCAAGGGCCGGTTCTAAACCTGCCGCCCAAGCTTCGTCTGCGATCTTTTCCATCCTAGTTACTAAGGTTGTCTTAGCAGGTTTCTCAGCATCTCCTGTGGTCTTGCATTCAAAGAGTATGCCGCCAATTCTAGCGCTGCCGACCTTGACATCGCCAGCATCATGATCCGCTGCACCTGAACTTGGGGATCTACGACCCTGATAACACTTTGCAATAAACTCTTCATGTTCTACCGACCTTGCTTTATTAGTTCCTTTACGAGCCATTTTCAATAACGTCCTCTATTGGCTTGACGTTATCAATCGGACCAGTTTCCTTAATCATTGCTTCAAGTACTTCTTGACGCAACTGCTCTTGGATCTTAGGGTTGTTCATAACAAACTCACCAACGGCAGCTTTACCTTGAATCTGATTCTTTTCTCCGGGAAACGAAGGGTGCTTATACCAAGCGCCTGCTGGTTGAATACAACCAAGCCTAGTGGCCACATCAATAATGTCTGCGCCCTTATCAATACCAACTTCATGAATCGGCGTAGTCATCTTGTAGTAATCAAACTCTGCTGTACGCCTTGATCCTTCACTGAATTTGTTACGAAGAATAGTAGCCTTAAGTCTATGACCAACTTCTACATCTTCTTTGCCAATCTTTTCACGATAATACTCGGCAGCCTTAAGTTGAACACGAATGCTGCAAGTGTGCTTAAGAGCATGACCGCCCGGAGAATCAACAACACCCGGCATACGAGAATTCATCTTGTCTCTGATTTGGTTAATAAACATGATTGAAACGTTGTTCTTCCATGCAGGCTGAAGAACATTATGAACGCCCCAAGTGATTAGTCCAGAGCGACCACCCTGAGCAGGCTTACCATCAACCTCTGCCTCTGACTCACGAAGCAATGCGCCAACTGAATCAAAAAGAACAAAGCCTACTCCCGGCGTATTAACAATCTGCGCAAGCATATTAAACGCATCTTGTCCATTGTCTGGACGAGCAATAGCAAGATCGTCAGTATTGACTCCATGTTTTCTTGCCCACTCTTCATCAAATCCGGGTTCTACAGCAACAATGGCGCAGAACTTACCCATCTTCTGTGCATTAGCAATAGCATTAAGACCAATCACAGATGACTTACCAATGTCCGGTGGACCAAATACTTCAATGAGATGACCTACTGGCCACCCTCCTACTCCAAGAGAGTAATCAAGGCTCAATGAACCTGTTGGAATTACGTCAAGGGGCCATTTAGTACTTCCAATTGATCCAGCCTTTTCTCCGTACTTCTTTTGAAGACTGGCTGCTAGATCCTGTGCTTTTTTAGTGTTTTCTGTCATTTATTTCCTTAGAAGTTCTGCATTATTAAATTTAACACCTCTGGCGGTTTTTGTCAAGTTAAATATTCCAACCGCCATTTCCTTGCGCATAAACTTGTATCTACTCCAATCATTCGGGAAGATAACAAATTCTACGGCGTCGCCCTGATACTCAATGGTAATAATACCCATTGGTTTACTATCCTTCTTTGTGAGCTTTTCAACCACGCTTGTAATTGTACCGGGGATTGTAACACTTTCATTTTCTTGACTGTAATCAAGATCTGAATAGCTGTCGCATTCGTCAATAACCTCTTGGTGCGCCTGAAAGATCTCATGACTTTCATCTGTAAGAATGACTCCTAGTAACTGACGCTCCATCTTTTGCCTCTCTGACAAAAGGATATCCCTATCTTCATAGTTATCCCATGCGCCAGCATCATAAAGCGTAGGAAGTCTATTAGCCATAATCGTTTGCTTAGGCGACCTTGTTTTAAATGGTTCGCCCTTTTTCTTTGCATCCTGCTTTGCCCATTCCCAAAGATCCTGTTCGTGACTAATAGCATCTGACAGTTTCTCAGGGGATGAAATATCATATTTTTGCCTAATTTCTACAATCTTGTTTGCAGCAGCAGCCCCTACGCCATTGACATCAGAGAATCCAAAGAGAATCTGATCGTCAATAACTGCAATCGTTGCTTCAGATCTAAGAATGTCTGGAGGCATAACATTAATGCCCATTCTACGACCTTCGGCAACGTAGTTTCCAGCAGCATCTGAGTTGGTTCGAATGCAAGCCATTAGAAACTCTGCTGGTGCAGTGTATTTAGCGTACAGCGTTCTAAATGCAATAACGGCGTAAGCAATAGCATGAGATTTGTTAAATGAGTATTTAGCAAAATCCTCTAGCTTATTCCAAATAGTGTCAAGTGTTGCTTGATCAATTCCGTTCTCAAGCGCAACCTGCACAAATCCACGATCTTTCCATTCACCTTCGCCATTGTAAAGCGCAAGCATTTGCTCTGGCTTCTTCTTACCAAGAATCTTACGAACGGCATCAGACTCAGAAAGCGAATACCCAAGCTTGTTAAAGAATGCGATGACTTGCTCCTGATACAAGAACCAACCGTAAGTAGGCTCAAGAATATCTTCAAGGATCGGATGATCGTATGCTACTTCTTCGTCTCCATTACGACGACGAATAAATGAATCAGGCGCACCAGAGCGAATAGGACCGGGACGGTTAAGCGAAACGATAATTCCAAGATCTTCAATTGAACGTGGCTTGAACCCCTTGCACAATTGACGAGCGTATCCATTTTCAATTTGGAATACGCCTAGAGTAAGACCTTGATCAAGCATTTCCCACATCTCTTCTGGACCATCATCAAGATTAGACCAATCAATTACATTGCCCGATTCATTTTCCCACTCTTGCAAAGTATCAAGGTTACGAAGTCCAAGAAGGTCTTGCTTGACAAACATTCTTTTATCAACATCGGTCATTGGGAAACAAGTTACTTGAACCTCTTGCTTTGCATTCCACATACAAGGAAGTTCATCATTAAGTGAAACATCAGACACAACAACACCAGACGGATGAACACCATATCCTGAAATGCGGGATGTAATTGTTTCAACAATGTCAAGCCAATAACGACGACGATCATTGTCAGCCCAATCAAGAATCTCTTGTCCAACGTGATCCATAACATAAACAGTTTTGCCGGGGTCTACATCTTCTGACCAACCAACAGAGTCAGCGCCAAGAATGTCAATGTCTGGCACCTTATCTACAATCTTCTTAAGATCTTCTTTTTCTTCATAAGAAATGTTACAAGCCTTGTAAGTGCGATCAAGTGCAGCCTTTGGCTTAAGTCTTGTAATAGTACCAATCGTTCTTACGTTTTCCTTACCCCAACGATCCATAAGGTATTGACCAACACGTTTGCGATCTGCAACCGGGAAGTCATTATCAATATCTGGATAACCGTCTTCACGACCGGGATTGTAAAAGCGTTCAAAGATCAATCCATACTTAAGCGGATCAATGTCTGTAATGCCAAGAGCGTATGACACAATTGCGCCTGCGGCAGAACCACGACCGGGGCCACGCTTAATGTTATTCTTATTACAAAACTCGCAGAAATCCCACGCTTGTAGGAAGTAATGCTCAAGACCTGCATCAATAAACACTTCCATTTCACGACCGGCTCTTTCCCAAACCTCCGTAGGTGCATCTACTCCATAACGACGCTCAAGACCCTTTTCAACAAGATCAAAGAACAGCTCTGCTGCCGATCCTTCATTCTGAGTCCATGGAGAGTCCTTAGGAATAAATGTAGGCAAGTGACGCTTTACCTCTGGTAGCTGCGCGTTACATTTGTCAGCAAGCTCCTGTGAGTTTCTAAGAGCCTCATCTACTGCTGATTCAGGCAAGTATGACAAAGATTGACGAATCTGCGCCTCATCTTGAATGTAAAGACTCTTTGGATGCCACATCTTACGTTCTTCGGTTGGCATGTAAACACTTTCGCCAGTTTGCATAGCAACAAAAGCATCATGAAGCTCATATTGATCTGGGCTAGCAAAGTGGGCATCTGTTGCATAAATAAGCGGAATACCTCTTTCCTGCGCGAGACTAACAAGAATAGTATTAAGAGCCATATGCTCATCACCGGGATAAGTATGGATTTCCATGTAAAAGTTATCACCAAAAATATCAAGATACTTGTTAAGCGGTTCATAAGGATCACTGTGCATGATGCCTTGAGCAATCAAACCTTGAATGCAAGCAGAGGTTGCAAAAAGACCTTCGCTGCGATGCTTAAGCATATCCCAATTGACACGACCGACAAACCTATAATTAGTTGATGCGTCATCAACAAGTCGCCACAAGTTACGCAGACCTTCATCAGTCATTGCACCGGCAATAAAGTGCGACTGATCGCGTTCATGTTTTCCAAACTCTGTTTTAACACCATGGTAAAGCTCACAACCAAAAACGGGTTTAATATCAAACTCAGCCATTGTTTTTGCAAACTCAAGATGACCGCTTACTGTACCGTGATCTGTAATGCCGCAACATGTGCATCCGATGTCTTTGCAACGAATGGCAATCTCTCTAGCCGTTGCAAGACCGTCAAGCGCAGAATACTCTGTATGGTTGTGGATTGGTGCAAAACTTGTCAATTAATTTTCCTGTTCAATCATGTGTTCGTAAGCCATTATACCAATAATGACTCCTAAAATAAAACCACCTTCTTGTCCGTGACCATGCTTCCTTTGAATCCAATTCATCATTGATGGTACAGAGGAATCGTCAAGACCAATTGACTCTAGCATAATCTCTAGAGCATCAAGTTTATTCTCTAAATCTTCCTTAGCATGGACCGCACCGAAATCATCGATGCGATCCATGGCAAAAAGGAGATTCGATTTATGAATTGCCATTGGCGCTGTTAGCAGCCATATTCTTGCGAAGGCGATCAAACGCTTCGCGGCTCGCTTCTACACCAGAGGTAGTAGAAGTTGGAGCGGGCTTGCTAGCAACAGCAGCGGGCTTGGGCTTGCGCCCTGCACCACCAAAACGCTGCTCAATATGCTCAATGGGTCCTACAAGCTCTTCATAGCGAGCCTTATCTGAAAGCTCATTTAGGCGCTTATCCATAAGGATCTGCCCAACAAGCTGTGCTGCCTCAATATCACCCTTGGCAATAAGCTCACCCTTGACCTCATCAAGTTCATCTGAAATGTAAGTGATTCCATCAAGATTATTAAAAAGTCCTGATAGATCAACTTCCATATTCGGGAACTGAACAAAGTTGTAGCGAGAATTTACGTCCTTGCCAACACGAACAACTTCAAGCGGGAGGTCGCATAGCGGTCCCTGTGACTCATCAATTGAACCAAGCGGCGACCACATAAGGGCTGCCGACTGTGCAATTAGACCAATTGCGGGCTGACCAACTTCTTCAGTTCCGTCATCAGTCTTACGAGTAAAGCTATCTGTCTTAACAGAAAACCTTACAGGCTTCTTACGACCATTAATTGTCTCAAACTCAGGTTCAAGTTCAAGAGCTACACCGATGCAGCGAGTGCGAGGCTTGTTGCCAAGACGATCCTCAAGATCATCATAGCTTTCACTTCCTGCAAGTGGATCCTTGCGAGATACAAATGATTCATACTTGGTGTATGTTTCACCGTTTGCCTTCTCTGCCTTTCCTACAGGAATAAACTCATGTAGGTCTGCAACAACTACGCCATTAGGATCATCTCCATCAAAACTAGAGAGAACCAAAATGTACTTCTTTTCACCATCTTCACGCCAGCGAATCTCAGGAGCAAAACCCCTAAGCTTTGTTCCGCCCTTGCGCTGGGCTGCCTGCTCAACTGCACCAAGACCCCTACGGGGCTGATAATTCGGCATATTGTTTCCTTTGTATTATGGCCTACAATGAGGCTCTTTGCCAATTACAATTATAAATATATCATACTTCTTTATCAGATTCAAGTGAGTCTGATAAAGAAAGTTTTTCTGCATCTGAAAGCTGCTGCATAGATGTCTTACCTACACGCCGAAGTGTAGCAGAAATCACTTTATGATTTTCTGGAGATAAAACCTCTGTCTTTTCAGTGCCTGTATACTTACGCATTGTACGTATTACCTTAGAGAACATTGGAATAAACAGGGTTATGATAAAGCCAAACCGTTACATCTGGGTTTTCAACCATTTTTGTTTCTCCAATATCATCTTCCCAAACTACTTCCATTTCCATTACTGGAATATATCTTTCTAGATATACAGAAAGATCGTTATGCCATTTCCAACCAGCGTCATCATTATCCCTAGCAAGAATAACTCCATGTTGAAAACCTCTTAATATCTCCATTTGATCCTTGCTAACAGTCGCTCCGAATGTTGCAACTGCGGGGATGCCCAAAGATGCTAAATACAAAACCGTTGGCACTGACTCTACAACTACTACTGGCTGGTTAGCGTCAACGACTTGATCAAATCCATAAAGCGTAGGTTTCTTAGGAAAGTCTCCAGTATTTGTGTATTTAGGAACCCACTTAGGACGTTCACCAATCCAACGGTTTTGCCAACCTACCAATTTGCCTTGCCAAAAATGCGGCAAAACAATTGACGTAGACTCAAAAGTTTGATCTTTATTTGATCTTATCGTTTTAGTATTTACTCCCAAATGATATTCAAGTCGAACTTGATCAGTAATGCCACGCTCTGTAAACCATTCATGATCTTGACCTTCCCATTGCTTTAATACGTTTTGATTAAACCAAGGTAGGCTCGGTTTCTCTTCAATCTCTTTATCAGTCAACATTCGACTGATCTCTTCAAGAAAACCCTCATTAGTTTGATTGACTTTAGATGAAAATTGATGAAGCCAATTAATTGCATCACTTTCAGTGCAATCGCGTACAGCCATAGTCAATGAAAGCAAGCTACCGCCACCACAAACAAAGCAATTAAAAACCCTCTTTTCTCTATTGATTGAAAATTTGCCGGTTCTATCGCCATGCTTGTGCATGCTCCACGGATCTGGGCATTGACCCCAATCCTCACCATTTTCGCTTCGACCCATTGGCTCAAAACCAATGGCGTTCTCAAACTCATCAACATCAATGGTGTTTACAATGTCAAAGTATTTTTTCACTTGCGTTTATTAGGAATAGTCTTAATAAGTTCTTGAATTTCTTTATCAATATCAGATCCTAAATGACTTCCTGTTTTACCGCATTCACACCAAGTAATCCACTTTGATGTCTTTGGGTTAAATTGTGCGTCAGTAGGATGTCCACAGCGCCGACAAGACAAAGCTAGATCATACGCTCTTTGTTGACGATACTCACTCATCGTCGATCACTGCACCAATCATATCAAACCGACATCCGTGAGAAAGCTGAACTCCTACTTCCCAATTTTGGTACGAATAGTTACGAGATGCGAGTGTGCCAATCTGCAATGTATTACTCTTGCGCATTTCCTTGCTTGCCCAAAGTCCAAGTGAAAGGGTTGCCACTTCTTCAATTGCAGATGAACCCTTACCCTGCTGCATTTCCGGCATTTCGCTTGCATTCATAACCGAACGATTGAACTGATGAACTACAAAAATAGGAATTTGATCAGAGTAGTTACGAAGATCATTCACTACCTCAAAATAATCACCAGTGTTGTTTTGCGCACCAAGGTTTAGACCCTTGCGATTTTCAATGTACTGAAGCTGATCAATAAAGATGCAGCTAGCACCGGCATTAATTGCTCGTTCTACCATGCGCTGAACTCCACGCTCGCCCTGATCTGGTTTTTCAATCCTGAACTGACCGCGTTCATCCATTAGCTCAGATGCATCCTCAATTGCTCGCCTATCCTCTGGCATAAGAGAATTCTTAAGGTACTTCCAGTAGGGAACATTTGCAGCCATGCAACGAAGGCGCATATCGCTCTCATTGGCAGGAAGTTCTAGTGAGTACAAGTATGGAAAATGCTCATCTTCAGTAGTGATGTTATTCAGCACCATCTTAATGGTCATCCAACTTTTATAAGTTTTAGGAGCGGCGATTAGGAAAGTTACTCCCTGCATTCCATTAAAATGATCATCAATTTCACGGAATCCAAGACTTGGACCTCTACCCTTAAGCGCCCTCTTGTCATACATTGCCATTGCGCGATGATAATCGCCTGAACCAAATACTTCTCCGCGCTTAAGTGTTAGGTCAGCAAGATCGCGACCCGCCTTGAGCATTTCCTTAGATACTGCAAGCGGTTCCGTATTTGCAATCTCAGCAAGGTTACGAATAATATCACGACCATATGTGCGAATATGACGTTCTCTAAGTCTGTTAATCAGATCCCCAATAACGGTCTCTGGTTCAGATATAGCGATTCCAAATTCATCTTGAATTACTGCTGGAGTAGCATGTTTGCCATACTCACGAATGTAATTCATTTGCCAATCAAAAACAGTTTTTACTGACTGATCTTCAATTAGACCGGAAGTAATTTGTTCTGCCTGAATGTAACCAATCGATTCAGGAACTGATAGATGATGAAGGATCTCTTCGTCAAGATCAAGATACGGCGCGGTAATACTCATGTGATAGGTCTCGTTTCTCCGTTTGCAATAATTTCCATTTCCTGTACTCCGATAAACTCTCGCCTATCGGTTCCCTTCACTTCCTGCCTAATCTGCTTTGCAGACAACAGCGAATAAATGCGCGGGTAAGATGAGTTTAGCATCTCTTGACTCATATTCGTTGTCATTATTGTAGGAAGGTTATTATTTGTTCGATGACGAATAAGGGCTTCTAGCTGAACTGAGAAAAACGCCCTTTGTGCCTCTGAATTTGGAGGTGTTACTTCGTCAAGGATTACAAATCCTGATTCTCTAATTTTGCCTGCAATGTAATCAGAATCCTGTCTATCAAACGCTGCAACCATTTCAATAAACGGAATAAAATAAACAGATTGACCCTTTTTAATCAACTCTTTACCAATGTGAGTAGATGCAAAAGTTTTACCCGTTCCAAGTGCGGAGCTGTAAAACTCAATACCAATTCCCTGCTTAAAAAACTTTTCCCAGCTACCAAGATATGTATCAACTACATTCCTAGTATCTTCGCAACCGTCCCATTCGTCCCATGACAAACGTTGGTACTGTTCACCAATGTTTGCTACTAAGTACCTAGCTCTAAGAGCAATTTGAGCATCACATTCACATGGATACTCTTCTCCCATGTAACGGTACTTTCCATTAACTCGTTCTCTGACTCCACCGGAGCCGGGAATAGCCTCCATTTTAGAATCACAAGTTGGACACTGATCTAATGGTTGCTTGCTTTTTGCAAGCTTGATAGCCAAATTATACTCTTGATCAGTTAGATTCTTCAGGTTGTACGTCTTGTTCCTTAATGTTATTTGCATTTAATACCTCGTTTAATACAGCCTTGACACGATTTTCAGTAACTTCCAACATATTAGCACCCTCTACAAAAAGCTTAGTTACCGGGTATAGGTTAAATCCGGTAAAAGCCGCTTGCAAATTTTTCTCTAATTCTTTAATTCGCACATCTTCAATCTCTTCAACTGGTGGTAGATAAAAAATGTAATCGTAATTTAAAGTGTCCGCATATAAGCAGGCTAAAAATCTTGTAATTGCTTCTATTTTTAAAACAAAATCGTATTTTGCTTCTTGATTATCATCTTCTATAAACTGGTATTGACTATCCATATATTGAACAGTATATGATGAAGTTTCAAACAAAGTTCCGCAACTAATAACAACATTGTGATCTTTTGCGGCAATTCTTTCTTTGCTTTCTCGTTTTAAAGCAATGTGTGAATTGCCAATATACGTTCCCATCCAACTGAGAGCTAAATCAACTTCATCTTGTAATTCTTCTACATACCCATCTACAATTGCAACTGGCAAATGTTCTTCGTTATTAATTTTTTCAAATGCAGATTTTAATGATTCTGCAAGGAATGTCTTGCCAGAACCGGGTACGCCAATTAATCCTATTCTCATTTATTATTCTCTCTTTCGATAAGTTCAAGCATCGTAACAGACGCCTCTATGTATTGCAACCTTTGATTAGAAATGCGTTTTAATTCTCTTGCCTTGCGAGCCGCATCTCTAATATCAGTAGTAGTAAATTTACGATCACCACTTGGATCTCTGGGAAAATCAAAAAGACCTTTTCTTTCCCAGCCTCTCAATGTAACAGACGATTTACCCAAAAAACGAGCAAGGTCTGTAATGGTGAAAGAAAATTTACCTGTCATTTAAATCTCGTCTTCCTTAGCTTTTCTAGGGGCGGCAAGTTTAATAACTGGCTTACCTTCGTAGATATAATCTTGAATGATAGCAATTTGCTCATCTGAAAGATCTTCTAAAGGTCTAAGTTCGCGCTTTGGTTCTGGCACATGAGTCACCACATAATAAAGCGTTGGGTGATCTTTTTCAAAGCGTTCGTCATCAAACATGACGGGTCCAGAAACAACCTGCTTTTGATAAACCATGCCATCTTCATCGTTTACAAAAGTAAAAGGCATAAATGCAGGGTTTTCTCTAATTCTAACATCAAATCCATTATCGGTCTCTGTTGCCGAAAGAGGAGTCCAAGATGGATGCAACTTTTCAGCTTGTGAAATAGCATCGCCCAAACTTGCTGCTGAAACAGCGACAATCTTTTCTGCCAAAGTGCCATGCTGCTGTTCAGCAATTTCAAAAAACTTCTTTCTGCACTCGTTCTTTGATTTATCCCACTTCTTGGCCTCTTTGTAAGAAGCGCCAAGTTCGCTAGTTATATTAATAAGTTCTTCGTTCATTTTACCTCAATTGCCCATTTAGTGGGTCCACCACATCTAGGACAAATCATTTCCTCTCTTTTATCTTCCGTTTGTTTTACGTCTGACTCGTTTTCTTTCCAAGCGCATCGATATCGTTGAGCCGCTTCTTGATGGCGGCATGAACCGCGATATGTATATCCTGCGCATTCGCAAATGTGATCATTCTGTTCCCCCCAAGGAGACACCATGACAGTGTAATATTGATCTTGATTGCTGGACTCAATTCGAATGGGATACCAGCCATCTGCGGATACGCAAATTTGATAAGGTTTGATTTCCATGTGAGTAATTTAGCACATTCAACATTGTTTTGCAAAGAATTTAGTTTTTATATCAACTTGGCTTGCAATTATTATTTTTGTGTGTTATCCTCGTCATCGCTGAGAAGCGGGCGTTGAAAATAAAGAGCCAATAGCTCGACATTTTGCCAAACGTCACTTAACCCGTCAGATGGGTAGGTGTTGCTATCTGCTACATTGTAGATAGCAGGGAGGCGGTGTCATCTTGTGATGAAGGGCTACAACAGGGGTTATATTGATTAATAGTATTAACTCAAGCTTCCACTAAAGACAAACAATAAACAAAGAATATAATCACTACCAAATAAAAACTTAAAAAGGAAAAGTTATGAATTTAGTAAAAGAAAGTAGTAATGTTTCATCTACTGAGATGAGTGAATTTGCTCAAACTATCTATGAATCCAAGTATGCTTGGAAAGATGAAAATGGTAATGTAACCGAAGATTGGTCTGATACTGCCTATCGTGTAGTTGAGAATGTTCTTGGCGCTCTTGGTTATTCAACTGATAGTGAAGAATTTGACAAACTTTATAATTTTGTAAAAGATCGTAAGTTTCTTCCCGGTGGTCGTTATCTTTATGCTTCCGGTAGAGATCTTCATCAGACTCAGAATTGCCTTTTGCTTAAGGCAGAGGATTCAAGGGAGGGTTGGGCTGATCTTCTAGCTAAGTCAGCTATGGCACTACAGACTGGTGCTGGTATTGGTGTTGATTACAGCGATATTCGTCCATCAAATACTCCTATTAAGAGAACTGGCGGTGTTGCTTCTGGCCCTATTCCTCTTATGAAGATGGTTAATGAAATTGGTCGCGGTGTAATGCAGGGTGGCGCCCGTCGTTCAGCTATTTGGGCTGGCCTTAATTGGTCACATCCGGACTGTGAAGAGTTTATTCGTATTAAGGATTGGAGGCAGGAAGTAAGAGACATCAAGGCTGTTGATTTTAACTTCCCAGCAGATATGGAATTTACCAATGTGTCAATTCTTCTTGATGATGAATTCTTTGCGGCTTATGAGGATTCTAATCATGAGAAGCATAAGCTTGCTCATCACATTTATCATCTTGGCGTTCAGTACATGGTTAAGACTGCTGAACCCGGATTCAGTGTAGACATTGGTGAGAACGCTGGTGAAACACTCAGGAACGCTTGCTGCGAGGTAACTTCACGCGACGATTCAGATATTTGCAATCTTGGTTCAATTAACCTTGCTCGCATTACTGATATTGATGAAATGCGCGAAGTAGTTAAGTATGGCACTTTGTTCCTTCTTGCTGGAACCGTTTATTCGCACCTTCCATATGACAAGGTTAAGGAAGTTCGTGCAAAGAATCGTCGTCTTGGTCTAGGCGTTATGGGTGTTCATGAATGGCTTCTTAAGAATGGCAAAAAGTATGCTCCTGACGCAGAACTTGGTGATTGGCTTGATGTTTACACTCAATCAACTCGTTTTGCTAGCGATTGGGCTTCTAAGCATAGTCTTAATACTCCTGTTAAGACCCGTGCAATTGCTCCTACTGGCACAATCGGTATCATTGCTGAAACTACCACTGGTGTTGAACCTATTTTCTGTGTGGCCTTTAAGAGGCGTTACAAGGAAGCTCAGGCAAATGGAGAAGATATTGTCAATTATCAGTATGTAATTGATCCTACTGCCAAGCGCCTTATTGATGAGGGCGTTGACCCAGAAGCTATTGAGGATGCGTATACCCTTGCATTTGATGTTGAGCGCAGGATCGCAATGCAGGCATGGATGCAGCAGTATGTCGATCACGGCATTTCTTCAACAATTAATCTTCCGTACCCAATCACAGACCCAACAGAGGTTGCTGATTTTGCAGATCTTCTGTATGGCTACCTACCGCAATTGCGTGGAATCACTTGTTACCCTGACGGGTCAAGAGGCGGACAACCCTTTACCATCTCCACTTATGAAGAGGCTAAAGATAAGGTTGGCGTCGTATACGAGGAAGATGAAGCCAAATGTGTGGGAGGGGCCTGCGGCATTTAAGCTTAGTCTAATTATATAGACAAGAAGTATGGAAAGGCTCCCTTGCGGAGCCTTTCTTGTTTTGCTATACTGTCAAGGCCTCCGTAGCTCAGTGGACAGAGTATCTGGCTTCTATCCAGTTTGTCGCAGGTTCGAATCCTGCCGGGGGTGCTAGTACATTTACAATTTATGCAGACTATGGTGGGATACCGAAGCGGCCAAACGGGGCGGACTGTAAATCCGCTGTCTCAGACTTCGAAGGTTCGAATCCTTCTCCCACCACTTTTAGATAAATCAAACTTATAATATATAAGATGATTTCTAAAATAATGGACAATTTTGCAGTTTGTTTTTCTAAACTTATTTTTACATGGCAAAGTTTTATGTTACATGTTGCAATATATGCAACGGCTTGGTTTTCTGAAGGTGGCGATCACCATCTATTTTTAGATTTTATTTCTATGGAAGCTGTTTTTGTTTCTCTTCTTGTTGGTATGGCTACTAGAAGGGCCGAAGAACATAGAGAGCAAATTGCGGCGCTAGATCGCAAAAGAGATCAAATTGATCTTGAGACAGATCAAAACACAAATCAACTTATTGGTTTGCAAGCAATTGAACTTCAAAAATTAATAAATATGTCTAATGAGATTCATCAATTGTCTAAAGAAGTTCATCAATATATTAAAAATAATAATTAATGCCAAGATTAATACCATACGGAACAGCAGGAAACAATATCAACGTCTTGTCAGGCGGAGTTCCCAACTATATTGATGATGGATTTTCTTTGTATGCTACTGACAATGGTGGTGTCAAGATATCAATTAGGGTTACTGGTTTAAAAGGTTCAACTACTCTGACGCTATCAGGTACTCCGGCCTCATTAGGAGTAAAAGTTGGTCAGTATGTTTCCGGAGTTAACATTCTTCCAGTCGATAGTTCTACAATACCAACAAAAGTAAATTCAATAACAGTTTCTGGCAATGCAAATGGAATTACAATTTCTTCGCCTTTAGCAAATGATATTGACGGAGGGTATGTTAATTTTTACACAAATCCATTTAGTGTTGAATACCAGATTGAATCTATGGCAGCCAGTGGAGTTGAATCTTTAAGATTCTCGTTGCCTTGGGACGCTATTGAAAAGGTTCAACCATCTGGAACAAGTCACACTTATTCATGGACAACGGCGGGGTCAAATTCTAAATATAATTTAGATGCGTTTATTTATATGGCAAGCAAAAATGGCATTATGTTAATGCCACGATTAAGCGGTCCTCCATCATGGGAAGTTGACTATGATTATAGGCTAGATTTGTCTAACCCATTTTCAACAAGAGATTCTTCTGAATCGGGTTCATACTTACCATATCAAGGCGTCCGAGTTACAGCTAACGGATATAATAATTCAAAAACTGTTGTTGTAGAAGACATGAATCGTGCATTTATGATTCAAACGGGAATGATATTGTCAGGAACTGGTTTTCAATCTGGAACAAAAGTTATGAATGTAACTAAGGGTACAAATGCTTATACAATTACATTTGATAAATCTTTAACTGCAAATATTGGAAGCTACGCTGCTCCAACACAGTCTTTGAATATGACCGCAGGTATTAATCAATTTTATGAAAACAATTATCAAGGATTAACAACTAATAAAAAATTATATAGTAATACCGGAACACCGGGGGCACCGGGACAAATTTCAGATCAATTTGTTTTTGAAACTTTAAATGATTTTAATATATTTTTAATACATGTTAAACGCAAAGGCGGAACTGTTCCAAAAAATTATAATAATTTTGTCACTTTTGCAAATGCTGTATTAAACAAATATGGTAATAACGGAAATTTTTGGAATGATGCAATTTGGGAAGGAAATTATTCGTTGTCAAGAACGGCATCTTGGACAACATCGGATGTAACTAATGTTATAACTGTAAATGATGCTGCCAACATAGTTGTTGGAATGACTGTTGAAGAAGTAACCGCTCAAACAAATCAAAATTTATTTAATATTTTGCCAAACACCCGAGTCTCTTCAATTAACGGCAAAAATATTACGCTTACTAACACAATTACAACTACATATTCCGGAACACCAATATCTATTAAATTAAAATATCCAAAAATTATTAATTGGCAAATTTATAACGAATTTAATTTGCAAAATAATTCTAATGCTATTTTTGCGTATATTAAAGATATCAATCGCAGTTTTTGTTTTATAGCTGAAGACATGGCAACAAACTGGCCTCAGCACAGAAAAAATGAAACGGTAATAAGCGGCGTTACAAAAATAGGTGAAGCAGGAAATGCAACAGTTTATACATCAAGCGGACAAATTTGCTATAAATTTACTGGACTTAAAAATTTGGCAAGTTATTTTACTAAATACAATGTAGGAGATGAAATTAGCATTGGAGAAAATGGAAACGTTTCCGGATTTTCAGGAGCTTATAAAATTAAATTTATTAGCAGTTCTGAATTAATTGTGATGCATAGGGACAAAAAGAGCGACCTTCCTTCTTTGTCAACAGTAACTAATAAAATTTTTGATATATGTAGGATAACAACTAAAACGCAAACTTTGCTTGATAAAGGTTACACTTGGGCACCTTCTGTAATTGATCTTGTTGAAAAAATTAAATTAGAGGCTCATTCAATTGATTCAAAAGCAAAAATTGTTTTAGGAGCTATGGCCGAGGGCACAGACGCAAATTATATTGCTCCTACTTATGCTAATACCGAATCAATTGGAAAAAATTCGCCGTATCAGGCTATTTTTGAACCTAAATTTGGAAATGGTAAAAATAAATTTGATAAATTTTCAGGCAATACATATAGAACTGCAAAAAATACAGATCCAAGCGATTCTTATCGCATGATTTCAAATATTACAAGAACTTTACTTCCAGATATTATTGAACCTAATTATTTTAAATTAATTAATGCGTCTGGAAATACAATACCAGAAATACAAAATTTTCCAAATTATATTATTAGCGAACATGGAAGTCCTGCTGATTCAACCGAAACTCGTCAAAATCAATATGTTGGTCCGTTCGTACAAGCAGCACCAATTTACGATTCATTAACTAAAAAATATTCTAAAAGTTACGTTGAATTAGTCACAGATAAATACAAATATTCTTACACTAAAAATTGGACAATTGACCAAGTAATGTATTACAAATGGGCAACCGATTATACAAATGGATTAAATCCGGGCGTTGAAAATGCAAGAGGTTTAATTTATTATTATAATTCTAAATCTAAAACATCAAATACGGATATTAAAACTGGTACTTTAACAAGTTCTGGAAATGTGCTTACTTTTAGTGCGGGAATACCTTCAACGTGGACTGTAAATTCTAATATTTTTGCAAATGGAACGATTTCTAATTTTCCATCTAAGGGTGCAATTATTACTGCAAAAAATGGCAATACAGTCACAATTAGCGTCACGCCATCTAACCCAATAAATATTGCGTTAAGTGCGACAAATTATGTAAGTTGTTTGTATAACTTTAATCCTAGGCAATCGGACGTTATTTATGGAAATGGCGGATTTGGGTATGCTACTGGACTACTTGCCCTAGAAGGACGAACCTAAGTATGCTATATTGCACTGTAGTAAAGTCAATACAAAGGAAAGTCAATGTTTACAAATTATCTAACGCATTTGATCTTTGAAGGACTGGCTGCCATTGGCGGTTATTATGCCCGTGGTTTTTGCAAGCATACATGGCATAGAGTAGTTGTAGCAGTTGTTTGGTCTATGGTCTCTACATATATGCTAGTATCAGTTGTAGGTTAATAACTTGCTCAGGTGGTGGAACGGTATACACAGGAGACTCAAAATCTCCCGGCCACGCGGCCTTAAGGGTTCGAATCCCTTCCTGAGTACTAGGGTCACTCATGAGTGTTATAATAGATACTGATGAAACCGCCTAATCTATAAATGAAAAAATGGAATTAATTTATAGACAATGATCCATTATACGCAAGCGGAAAAGCGTAGGTGGCCCTTTAACTTGAAAATTTATTACAACTATGTTATAATAATACATCGCGGAGTGGAGCAGTGGTAGCTCGCTTGGTTCATATCCAAGAGGTCGTGTGGTTCGAATCCCGCCTCCGCTATTCCCCGGATAAACCTCTCACTGAAGCTTACCGGGCTTTATATAATAAAGCCCCCGGTTCGTGGTTGCCCCGCCGGGGGCTTTGTGTTATACTGATGGTATGAAAAACATTCCATCAACAAGTCTATTGACAGAATATGCTCCAATGTCTATTTGGGACGAGGCTACTAAGCAAGCTATGCGTTCTACTCATAAGAGACATAGAACCGGAGCAGTTGTTTTTAAGAGTGATAAGAAGTGCGAAATTTTAGCTAAGGGTTGCGCTCATAAGCATGACGGCGGTATGGCTATTGCTTCTGTTCATGCCGAACATCATGCTTTGCTAAATCTTCCTAAAGATCATCACAATGCAGACACCATTTGCATTGTCACTTTGACCAGAACGGGCAATTTTGCAACTAGTTCTAGACCTTGTATTTCTTGTAGTCGTCAGTTGCTTGGCGTTGTTGAATCTGTCATTTATTGCGAATTTAGTAATGATGGTTCTTGGATTGTTAACAACGAGAGCATTGAGTCACTTGTTGCTAGGTCTGATGTTCAATGGGCTAAGTACGCTAACAAAATGACGGCTTAATAATCATCTACTTCAAGAGGTTAATATATGATGAGCGCCAACGGTAAACTTAAAGACAGCGAATTGACTAACATTACTGGCGGAGGTCGCCTTCGTCATGACGCCGCTGATGCATGGAACGCTTTTGCTCGTTATTGCAAAGAGGTTCACAATCAAACAGTGGAAGTTAATGACTCTTATCGCCCTCTTGGTAAACCCGGTGATTGGCGAGCTAATAATTGGAGTCAGTGGGCTGCTTGGGAACGTTATCAGGCTGGTGGCAACCTTGCTGCTCAACCCGGTACATCTAATCATGGTTTAGGCCTTGCATTGGACGTTCCTTATCAGACTCAAAAACTTATTGCTAATTATGGCCCTAGTTTTGGGTTTAAGAAAGAGTGGAGTGATGCTCCTTCTGAAGCTTGGCACTTTAAGTGGAAGGAGGGTCATTATTCAGCAGTTGATAAGTATAAGGTCAATCCTATTATTAAGCAAGACGATAAGGGTCCTTACGTCATCTTTCTAAAGAAACTTCTTAAAAAGCATGGTTATTGGCCTGCTCTTTACCCAATTAACAATGCTGGTTTTGGTGGTCGTACAACTGAACAGGTAAAGAAATTTCAAAAGGCTTATGGTCTCAAAGCTGATGGTGTTGTTGGCGCTGGTACTTGGAAGGCATTAAATGGTCTTGTTAAGGCTGGCCCTGTAAAACCAGCACCCAAGCCTCCAGTCAAACCTCCAGTTAAGCCTAAGCCAACCCCTAAACCTCCTACTCCTGCTAAACCTAAGGAAAAGCATTTTGCTGATATCTATGCAGACGATCCTTTCAATGCTGCTCAGTATAAACTTGGTGGTTATCCACTCATTGCTTTAAAGGCATCAGAGGGGGCAACTTTTAAGGATCAGGCTTTTGTAACACGTTTCCGTGAAGCAGGTCATGTTGGTCTTACTCGCTTTGTTTATCATTTTGCTCGCCCAAGCAATAATACACCCCTCGCAGAGGCAAAGAATTTTACTGACGCTATTAAGGCGGCTGGTAAGCTTAATTCAAGTGATCGCCTTGTTCTTGATTGGGAAGATCCTAAATTTGAAGGCAAGAACGGCGACAAGTGGGTTGCTGATTTTGTAGAGGCTTGTTATCGCCTTGGCTACACGGTTCGCGTACTTTACAGCTACGGTCCATACCTTGATGCTTCCATTACTAAGTGGCCCGCAGACCACACTCGTAACCCTCTTAGATATTGGCATGCAGCCTATACAAAGAATCCTCAGGCAAACGTCCCAGCAATTGCTAAATCGCATCTATGGGCTTGTCAGTACACGGATGGCACTACCGGCAGCATTGAGCCTAAGCAAGCTCGCGGTATTGGCAACTGTGACATGAGTTTTCTGATATAATCGTTACATCGTCCTGTGGTGTAACGGTTAGCACAACACTCTTATAAGGTGTCAGACTCGGGTTCGACTCCCGGCAGGACTATGGCCATGGTGGCTGAATGGTTTAGGCACCCGACTCATAATCGGTTTTATACAGGTTCGAACCCTGTCCATGGCATTACTACAGACACTAATATTTGAAAGGAGGTAATATGACAAAGTTTACTAATTGGCTCAGTCACCTCACAAAGGCAAAGGTATCATTTGCTTTTGGCATTATCGTTGGTGCGGCTACGTTTATTATTCAGTCTGGCGTACTTGGCGGCTCAGCTACTACGACAGCACAGAAGATTCTTACAACTGTTATTGCTTTTGCATCAGCAGTTGGTATTCGTTCAGCATTGCCCCCCAAGGCATAGTAGGGGGTGTTCTCCTACTACCTAGGGGGTGATCCTTATCTAGCGGGTCCCGGCTTGAAATATAGCTGGGACTTTGCTATGCTGTTTTGCATGACTTATATTACTGGCACAAAACAAAAAATTGTTAACACTCATGAAGAAACCGCAAATTGCAGCAAGTACGGTTGCTCTATTCATAATCCCTCTGATCACAATATGAAAGATTGGCCCACTCATTGGCGCGATGATTGTGGTATGATGGAGAGGATTTGCGAGCATGGTGTTGGTCATCCCGACCCAGATCACATTAATTGGGTGTCTCGTAATGTTGGCCCTAGAGCCGCTAGTGTTGTATCTATACATGGCTGCGACGGTTGTTGCAGAAAGGAAAATAATGAAGAAGAATAAGAAGTATTGGAAAGAGTTAGCCAAGCACTGGTCTAATCAACTTGAATTAATGGAAAGCAAGTATTGGGAGGCAGAGTATACTATTAGCATCCTTCAGGATCAGCTTGATGTTCTTCGCAATCAAGGAGAAAGTCAGGCAATCGCTTTAGAGGCAACTAAGAGAGAGCTTAGCTATTTTCGTCAGCGTAATATTGGCAAGAAGGTTGACCTTAAAGGTGTTTTTATGCCAGATGATTACTTTGGTCAATTAGATAGGCCTGCCCATCCTTATACAAAGGAAGACGAATATCGTTATTCAAGTCCTGATTTAACTTCTAATCATGAAAAAAATCAAAGATTGCTTGAATCTAATAATACAACGACGACCAATAATCGTTTCAAGCTTCGCTGGCGTAATCAAAATAAGTAAAATACTAAAGAACGGCAATTAATGAATAAGAAGCTATACAAATACGAGGAGACAGAAGTTATGTCAACTACCACTACTGGCAATGACGAACTTACCGATCATCGGGTTTCCACGTTTGAATCTCTTGGTTTTTCTAAGAAAGATTCTAAGGCCCTTGCAGCGGCTAAGCACGTTGATGTCATTAATGGTTGTTCTTACAGTTTTCCTCTTTCATGGCACAAAGTTAATAAGATGCTTGAGGCTGGTTGTACTCACGAACTTGCCTTGAAAATTTTATTGTAATATGATACAATTCCTTTTGTGTCCTATGAATGCTTTCTATCGGGCATGATCAAGTAGTTAATATAAGAGGATTTTATAAATGTCACAGATTACTACTAATTTAGCGCTCACTTTATGGAACAGTCTTACTGATCCATATGATTCGTCTGAATTGGTTGATAACTTTGTAAGAATTGATTTGCACGATCACGCAACCGCTGGCGGAGTTAAAATTCCATTTGCCGGTATTGCCACTGCTGCTATTGCATCGTCATCAGACACAAGTTCTTCTAAATTTGTGGTGGCAAGTGACACTCGTTTATCAGATGGTCGTCCACCTGATTTCAATGATATTAATTGGTCAACCAATGCTGATTATACAATTGTTGCAACTAAATCTTCAATTATTAGACAAACTGCAACATTGACCGCTGCTCGCACTGTGACATTGCCAGCGGCTAACGCACTTGCTGCCGGTACCGAAATTATTATTCAAGCTGGCAGTAATGTAGACGCTAGTAAAACTATTAGTATTAATAAGTCTGGTAGCGATACAATTAATGGAGGCACCGCTGCTGTTGTTATTGGAGTCGCTTATGCATTTAGAAGGTTTATTACAGATGGTGTTTCAGCATGGGTTTACGATGCAGGAGTACTTAGAACCAGTAACAACCTTAGTGAGCTTACAGCAACTGCATCAACTGCTCGTACCAATCTTGGATTAGGAGACCTTGTTACTTTTAGTTCAACTGCTCAAGGAACCTCTGCAACTTTAGCCGGAGCTATTAGCGATGAAACTGGAACTGGATCACTTGTATTCGGTACCTCTCCTTCATTAACTACGCCTAAGATTACTGGCAGCAGCGGCGGTACAACAACAATTGCATCTGCTCAAACAGCTACTGGTAAAACTATTACCTTTCCTAATGTAGGTGCTAATGCTAATGTAATTACATCTGCTGATTCTGGAACTATTACAACTGCTATGCTTCAAAGTGGTGCAACTATTGATAAAGCAAATGCGCTCGCCACCCCTAGAAAAATTAATGGTGTTCCTTTTGATGGAACTGCCGACATTTCTCTTTTCCTATTTAGGGAAAGTGATAATTTGCCAATTACACAAACTTATACTGATGGAACGGTCGCTCTTAGCGGCACAACATTAACTTTAACTCCCGCCGCTGATGTTACCGGTCTTACTTTAACTGCAAGTTCTCCATCAGCAGGCTATGTAACTTATACAAAAAATTCACATAATTTTTATGTTGGTGAAACTGTCGTTATTGCTGGTTTTGGTGCAGCAGGCTCGGGCAGTTATAATGGAACATTTA